TCAAAACCCGATGCCGGTGGTGCAGGCTGGGTGGCACAGCTTCCGTTGCAAATACACCATGTCCACCAGCTGCACTCCGGCCTCGTAGATGGGGTGGTCATAGTGGTCGGTGAAGAAATTGGGAATGCGGCGCCAGCGGACAAAGCCGCACTTCTCATAAAACGGCACGGTCAGCGGACTGTCGCCGGTGCCCACCTGTAAAAGAGCATAGCAACCAGCATATTGACGCACAAGAAAGTCAATCAGCGCCTTGCCATAGCCCTTTCTCTGCGCCTCCGGCAGAACGGCAAGGTTCTTGAGCTCCAGAATCCCGCCGCCCTCGTCGGTGACGACGCATTCCGCTTTCACGCCGCCGTCCTCCAGCACATACATGGTGCCCTGTTCCAGATAGCGGTCGATCATGTCCTCCTGCTCATCCGCCAACAGCAGAAGCGGGAGGAATTGCTTTTTATTTTCGTGGATTTCTCGAATATTCATAAGCTGCTATTCTACCCAATCCTTTCCCGATTTTGTAGTTTTGGAATCAATCATACTTTTCTCTTGACATTTTCCAATATTCTTTAACACCCGTTGAAATTCTTCATCAGAGTATGGAAGGGCATAAAAATCTCTCGTTGTCTCGAATGAGTATAAATCCAATTTAATAAAAAGCGTTTCTCGATTAAATGGATCAATGTAGTTCCATAATGTGTGGCCGTAATAATCGTCGACTTTGCTATAGCCTTTCCCAGAACTCACATAAAAAAAGATATACAGATTATTAACATAGGGACTGATATCTACACGATCCAAAAACCTTAAACGATCTTTTCCGGGCCAGAAAACATGAATTTCATTTGAGTCATCCTCTTTAATATAGTACAGTTGCTTGGATGGATATACGTTGCAGAAATCAAATATCCATATCACTCTGTAACCTTGACTCATATAAAAGCCTGTACGGGAAATAAAATCTGTGCTTGAAATAGAACTGTGTTGAAACTCAATCACATAAGGTATAGAATTCTTCTTGAATACCACATCTGCAATATGGTACTCGCCAAGGTCATTATACACAAGGACCTCTTGCCATATTCTCGGGAATAGATTCTGCATTTTCTTATGCCATGCAGACATTTTCCCGGAATACCATGGGTCACAGATACCGTTTGATTTATGCGCAAAATGGTGCGTTACAATGTTGCCTCTCTTTTGAACTAACTGCGCATTACATGCAGGGCAAAAGTATTTCCGATTTGCATCTGCATCATCGATATACGTTCTCACGCCGTTTTCATCGACCGCAAAAAACATATCGGTTTTGCACCTCCCATAAAGTCAATTTTTCCGTTTTGGTATCTCTTGTTCTGTCATCCCTGCGGCGCAAAATAATGCGTCTGGGCATAGGCGAACTGCTCATGGAACCGCCGGGCGGCTTCCCGGCTCAGGGGCGTGTCCGGCTGCATCATGTCAAAGGCGTGCACATCGGAGTGGTACACGTCCACACTAGCGGGAATCCCGCTTTTCTTCAGGTTCTCGATATACCGCACCGTCTCGGCATAGAACGGCTCCCCGTCCCCCATGAAGGTATAGGCAGGCGGCAGGCCGGAGAAATCCGTCAGACGGGCGGGAGCGGCGTAGGGCGACAGATTGTCCCGCTTCTGCCCCCGCAGATAACAGCGCCAGCCAAAATGGTTGCGCCGGGTGTTCCACACCTTGCCGTGGTTATCCCGGGAGGTCTCCGTGTCCCGGTCGTCCAGCATGGGGTAGAGGGGCATCTGAAAGGCGACGTTCACCGCGCCGGAATCCGCCGCCGGCCTGCGGGAATGGTGATTTTCTGCACCCGAATCTCCGGGTCCGGTCTCATGGATAACATGGTTTTCTCCTGAATCTATGACTGCAAAGCCTACTTTGCAGTACGGTGGGCTTATGGCAAATAACCCTAACTTTAATAGAATTCACCCTCAGGCGCTTAGACAGGTACTCTGATAATTCTCGCATAGGCATATTTTCATCTTAGCAGATAACCGGCGCCTAATCAATAGAAAAAGTCCACCGTAATCCTATCCGAATTACGGTGGACTTATGGCAAATAACCCTAACTTTAATAGAATTTCAAGAGGGGGTGCATTTTCGGCGCAGAGGGGGTGCAGTAGTTTTCGGAAATGAACCCCCATTGTTATCTTTTATTCGATGTCAGAATCATTTACCTCAGTTTCATCCGAATGCTCTTTAATATACCTTTCAACAACAGCAAAATCAGTCGAGTGTCTTCCGCGATTAATGCATTGACCATTTTGACGATATACCTTCATTACCGTTTTGATGTCATCAATGCTTATTTCATGTAAATGCCCTGTGAAAAAATTCATAAATCCATCTGCAGCGTCAAATCCCGAATATATCGGTATGGCATTTACCATTATGCGAGAAAATTCAGCTAAATTGAAATCACTACATTCTTTAACGGCATCATATAGAATTTCAGTTGAGCCAGCCTTTTGCACACTGGAGTTGCCTTTAAAATAAGCGTATGTGGTTTTATCGCTTCGCGGGTAAAATGTTCTGTAATATTTTAATGATTGCGGTTTACTTAAAACACGATTACTCAGGTATTCAAATACTTCCGTATTATCCCTAATAACATCCATTACAGCTGGATAATCCATTATGATTTTAATTAACGCATTTTTCCTTGGAGATGACTTTTCCAAAGAGTCAACTGTAATTTTCAATAAGATATCCTGAACTATACTCTCTGAAAATATAGCTGTATAACCTTGTTTCACTATATAGCCTGTCATTACATAGGAAAATGCATATAAGCCATATACGTTCTCAATACACTTTTCATCCTCAGAAACGAATAAGAGTCGCAAAAAAGTCTTATACGATTTTTTGAGTGAATCGTATGTCATGCGTTTAAGGTATTTGTTCTCTATGTTGTTTTTTATCGACTCATCAAAACTGCCATCAGTTATATAGGTGATGGCTTCTGCATAGTTTTCAACATCTGCTTGAGCAACAGAGAACAAATCCATAATGAATGGGGCCTTGACGGATAAAATATTATCGTACATTGAGCAAATTAACATTCTGGCGTGATAATCGCTCGGTACATACAAAGTGTTATCATTCACTTTCAAATGAGCGCACTTATTTCTACAGTTTTTCAAGTAGTCAACGTCTTCGATAAACCTGTCAAAATACAGCGGACAATTGTCCTTAAAAAATTGAATAATCTCATTTTCAACCTTTGAGTACTTTTCATCATCTGCTATCATGCCATTAATCTCTTTGAGTTTACTACCAGCTTTGCGGTCGCCCTCGTTGGCCATAGTTTGCAGTTTAATAAACAAGTCATAAATAACAAAAGAGTATAGCAACACAATTGTAGCTCGATAATTCTGGCTATAGTATGATTGCAGTATTTCCATAAAATACGATCGCGAATCTGCATTGTCAAAAACTCGAAGATCTTTCTCATCGAACAGCACACTATCACCTCAACCCCCATATGTTTTGTATTATTATACCACTTTTTTGCTTGTGTTTCAATATGGTCAAAAGCCCGCAGACATCTGAATCTGCGGGCTAACTACTTTTCAGCTTTATGCATCAATCTCTGTGCCGCCCTGAAATTTGAATATCATCCGCCCATCGGTGTGGACGGTCACCGTATCGATAACGGTCAACCAGAGCTTCTCGTCAAATTCGGAAAGCGTGTCCAACTCCTGCACCTCAAACATGAATGCGCCAATGGCATCCGCTTGTGCTTGCCGTGCGTTCTTTATGCTGTGCAGTTCCTCAACCCGTGTTTTTGCTTTTTCGTACCGATCAACAAAGCCATTGTACCGGGCTTCGTATTCTGCTTGGTTCTGTGCCGTCTGTGAGTTTTCGGCGATGCAGCGCTTTGTCAGTTCGGTCACCACCTCAATCTCCTCAAGCAGGGACTCTATCTCGGCATCGAGGCCGGAGCAGTCCGTCAGCGTGGACTGCATCAAACGGCAATTCTCAAGGGCGCTGTCTTTATCCGCAAGGATGGCATTGAATGCGCCCACAAACTGGGTTTTGATAGTTTCCTCATCGAGATGTGGCGTCTCGCATTTGTGTTCGCCTTTGAATTTGTTGTTGCACTGCCAAATCACCCTGCGGTATTTGCTGGTGGAGTTCCACACCTTGGAGCCGAAGAAGGCACCGCAGTTGCCGCAGATGATACGGGATGAGAATATGCTCTTTCCGCTGTATTGGCGACTGATTCGCTTGCGCCGCTCAAATTCGGTCTGCACCTTGTCGAACTCCTCTGGCGTGATAATTGGCTCGTGGCTGTGCTCCACATAATACTGTGGCACTTCGCCCTCATTGACTTTTTTCTTTTTGGTAAGGAAATCGACTGTGAAGCATTTCTGCATAGGGGCATAGACGCCAATACAATTTGACTTTTCTATTCCCAGGGTGTGCAAGGGGGTGCAGACCGATTATCAGGGGGTGCAAAGCCTGAAAATGCCCGAATTATCGGCATTTTTCGTTAGATTGCAGAAGTAAACTCGCTTCCGCTGTTGACCGAATCGCACCGTAGGTAGGAGCATATTTGGCACCGCTGCGTTGTCGATACTTGCCGCTTTGACCCGAAAAAACAAGGGCAAAAACAAAGCCACACTTTGCGTTTTCGGCACGTAAATATGGGTCAAAATGCAAAGTGTGACTATTTCGATATGAGAAAAACCGCTCCGTATCCCACGAGAAAACGGAACGGCCATTCTATATATTATACCGTGATGCGGATGCCAGATTGAAAGATGAAAGACAGCTTTTCGGTTGGCATGATCTCCACCCGGTTGAGAGTGCGTATCATCAGCGAGAAGTCGAATTCTTCCAGTCTGCCCGCCGTTTCCAACAGGCCAACCATTTCCTCTGCGCGATAGGCTGTCAGCGGGTTTTCCGAGGTAGCAGCGGTACTCTGCAAAGACGGGAGGTACCGCTGCTTCTTGCTGACGATCAAGTTCCAAGCCTGCACAAAGGCTTTCGGGAAACGCTCTGTGCGGATCTTTACATCCGTGCAGAGAAGCGGCCTCGATTTCGGCTTTTTGTAGATTGCTCGATAGGCGGCAAGTTCCGGAGTCGGATTGTAGTTGTACCCCGCTTTGTGCGGCGGGACATAGGTCATGCCGGGAACCTCCGCTGCGGTATGATCTCTCCAACTTATGCACCGATGATATGCCGTCAGCAGCCGCCCCTCAGAATGAGAGGAATACTGCGGACATGGCTTCCCGCAAGTCCCGCAGAATACAAGGCTGCGGAAAGGGAGCGCCTTGACCGGCGGCTTGCTGACCCCTTGATGCCGTTTGCGCATTTCCTGCGCAGCAAGCCACTGCTTCTTCTCTATGATGGCCGGAACGCAGTCCTCCACCAGAAATTGAGGGATCTCGCCGCAGTTGACTACTGTTTTGTGTGAGATCGGGTCGGGAATAAAAGTCTTTTGAAACAGGCAGTCTCCGCAGTATTTTTCATTGCTCAAGATGCCGATGACCGTTCGAGAGTACCAGGTTGCGTTTTTCCTCGTGGGAACTCCGTCAGCCGTTAACCCGGCAATGATTTCATCGTAATTCTTTCCGTCCAGGAACTCCTTGTAGATTCTCCGGACGATAACTGCCTCGGCCTCGTTCACGGCGATCTCTCCATCCTTTTTGCGGTAGCCGTATATATTGGAGATGGCAAGGGCAGTGACCAGTCCTTGCTTATAACGGTATCGTTTTCCCCATTTTATATTGTCGGACATACTGACCGATTCGGATTCCGCAAGCGCCGCCATCAATGTGAGGAGCAATTCTCCCTCCGGTGAGATGGAGTGCAGTTTCTCTTTTTCAAAATAGACATCCACGCCAAGACTTCGCAGCTCCCTTGTAAAAATGAGCGTATCCACGGTGTTTCTTCCGAACCGGGATACGCTCTTAGTAAGAATTCGATCTACTTTTCCGCCACGGCAATCCTGAATCAGCGCAAGAAATTGTGTTCTGTTTCTTGTCCGGGTACCGGAGATTCCCTCGTCTGCGTATATGCCGACAAACTCCACTTCGGAATTGTCGGAGAGCGACTTCTCATAGAATTCCCGCTGTGCGGCAAGACTGTGAAGCTGTTCCTCTGCCTGCGTGGAAACTCGGCAGTAGGCAGCGACACGCTCCTTACGCCTTTTCTCCAGGGGACTCTGGATTATCGGGATCACTTGCTTTTCGCTTGACATACTTTCTCACTCCGTTCTTTATCTTTCTCGTCACCTCGGTACTGTCACGGAAAACAAAGGTGATCGTGCAGTTTTTATGGACGACCGCATGGTTCAGCGTTGCCTGCCAAATGAGCGGGTCGAACTCTTTCAGCGGCCCGTCGTATTTTTGCAGCTCTTCGAGGAAAGAACTGACCTGCACACGCTTGGCTGCGCACTTGGATATTTGCGTGGAAAGCTCCGACTTTTCTTTCTGAAGTCCTTCAAACTTGGCGAGATAGTCCTCATACTGCCGATTGACCTCACTAAGCCCACCACCGTTTTTCCTTCCGGCGGCGGTGATCAGGCTCTTGGTTTCCGCTTGCAGTCGGCAACACTCCGCATTGATTTCGTCCAACCGTGCGACATATGCGCTGTCATCGGTAATAGCGTCCAGACAAAGCGCATAATTTTCTCGAATCTCTTTCTTTTTCTTGATAAGACTGTTGATGGCACTCAAGAATGCCTGCTCGATGCTTTCTTCTTTTAGCGTAGGCGTTTGGCAGGAACAGCGTTTCTGAAATTTGTTGTTGCAGTGCCAGTGGTAGGCTCGGTATTTTTCAGAGGTTGAATGCCATACCTTCCTGCCGTAGAAGCCGCCGCAGTCCTCGCATACGATCCTTCCGGAGAAGATAGAGACGCTCTGCATCCTGCCGCCGGCAGCTTTCCTCCTACGGAATTCCTCCTGGACCATTTCGAACACTTCAGGACGCACGATGGCAGGATGATTTTTCTCAACATAAAACTGGGGCGCTTCGCCTTCGTTGCGCTTATGGGTATGTGTCAAAAAGTCCGTTGTCACGGTCTTTTGAAGCAATGCATCGCCCTTGTACTTCTCGTTTTTCAAAATGCTCTCAATGACGGTGGTATGCCATTTCGCCTTGCCCATTGGAGTGGGAATTCCATCCTCGGTAAGATGCTTGGCAATGTCATAAGGCGTTTTCCCTGCGAGGAATTCACTGTATATCCTGCGGACAATGATGGCTTCCTCCTCCACGATCTCCATATCGCCGAGTTCGGCACCGCGCCGGTATCCGAGGAAGTTGGAGTACGCAAGGCTCATTTTACCATCGGCGAAACGCTTGCGCTGTCCCCAGGTCGTATTTTGGCTGATGGAGCGGCTCTCTTCCTGAGCCAGAGAGCTCATGATGGTTATGAGCAATTCTCCCTTGGCATCCAGTGTGTAAATGTTCTCTTTCTCAAAATACACCTCGATGCCTTTTTCCTTCAGTTTGCGGACGGTAGTCAGACTGTCGACTGTGTTGCGGGCAAATCGGCTAACGGACTTGGTAAGAATCAAGTCGATTTTGCCGGCGAGGGCATCGTCGATCATGCGGTTGAACCCGTCTCGGTTTTTGATGCTTGTACCGGTGATACCCTCATCGGAATAGATGTCCACGAACTCCCATTCAGGGTTGTTCTGTATAAGCGCAGTGTAATAGTCGATCTGCGCATCGTAGCTGTTCTGCTGCTCGTCTTTTTCCGTGGAAACACGAGCGTAGGCAGCTACTCGTTTTTTCTTCAGCAACGGCCGCAAGTCCAAAACGGACATGACGGAAGCCGTCGGTTCAATTTTTCGTACATTCTTTGCCATTGTTGTCACCTCGATAGTGCATTCTGCCTTGCGGCTTCACGCATTTCCTGAGTCCAGCTCTCACTCCTTGAGCGGTCTCTCCAGGTCAATTCTTTTTCGCTTCCATCATGGAAATGAAAGCGAAGCAGATTTCCGGGGCAGGCATCGATATATATAACCTGCTCTTCAAAGGCTTCCGCATCAAACTCCGGAAGTCCCAACGCCGTTGCACAGGCCGTTTTCAAAGTTTCCTCTGGGATCATTTTGGAGGTTGGGCAGTATTTCTTGCCCCGGCTGTTAAAAGTAGCGCAGCACCAAACGACCCGATACGGAGTTGTTTTGCGGCGATAGTTCTTGCCGCAGCCTGCGCAGCGGATCTTTCCCGTAAATACGGATTCTGCTCCTTTGCTTGCGGTGCATCCTTCCGACTGCTTCTTCAGCCGAAGCTGAACCGCTTGAAACTGGTCTCTGCTGATGATCGGCTCATGGTCGTTTTCCACCCAATATATCGGAAGTTCGCCGTGGTTGACGACTTTCTCTTTGGTAAGGTGGTCACGCACGAAAACCTTCTGCAATTTCAAATCCCCAGCGTACTTCTCGTTTTCAAGTATCAGACGGACAGCACTGGGATACCAAGCGTAGCCACGACGAGTGCATATGCCTTCTTCATTGAGAATGTTGCAGATCTTCTGCTGCCCACACCCGTCACTGTAAAGGTCGAAGATTTTCTTTACAATTACGGCTTCGTCCGGCACTATGGTAATTTCACCATTCACGAGCCGATACCCAAGCATGGTGCAGGTGGAAGCCCGGCCTTCCTCAAATCCCTTTCGGATGCGCCATTTGCAGTTGTCGCTGACGGAAAGGCTCTCGGCTTGGGCAAAAGAAGCAAGAAGCGTCAGCATGACTTCGCCGTCGGCGTCCAGAGTCTTGATGTTCTGTTCTTCAAAGAAAACATTGATTCCGAGTTCCTTCAGCTCACGAACCGTCCGCAAAAGCGTGACCGTATTTCTGGCAAAGCGGCTGACCGATTTTGTGATGACCATATCGATGTTTCCGGCTCGGCAGTCTGACAGAAGCTGTTGAAACTGTTCCCGACTTTCTTTGGTGCCGGTTTTCGCTTCATCCGCATAGATCCCGGCGAACTCCCAATCGGGATTGCCGCAGATAAGATTTCGGTAATAATGAATCTGCGCATCAAGCGAGTGGAGCATGGCATCCTTATCGCAGGATACTCTTGCATAGGCGGCTACTCGCAGCTTTCGCAGGTCTTTTTGAAGTTTCGGGGTGATATCTGTAACTGTCTTATTCATCAGATCCCTCCTTTGGTAGTGGACATATTACCTCTGATTCGGCACGATATCCAGTGTATTCTCCGAAATATTACTACCAAAGATCGGTCGGTATTTATCGTGCAGGATTGTATCGATCGCCGCATAATCCTCGGCGGTAATAAGCCCTTCAGAAAGCATTTCCTGAAAAGGCGCAAGGCTTGCATGGTACAGGATCTCTTTGGATAGGCACTCAGTTGTCACGGTAGCCACCAGCCTTTACCCGGTGCTGCACATAGCAGTCGTGACAGCAGAATTTCCGATTTCTGTTCCCATAGGCAGTGAAATGAATTCTGCACTCGGCGCAGATGAAGCTGTACACCGCCGTTTCCGAGGAAAGATTCGGATGCTCTTTCCACCAAAGTTTCCGACACGCATCCGAGCAGAAGCGGCGTTTCTTCGTTTTGCTGGACTGGATGATTTCTTTGCCGCACTGCGGGCAGCAACCTTCCTTGTGCGTAGTCACTATTGGTGCGGATATATTGTTTCGCTTGCAGAAGGATTTCACGGTGTTGTTCGAGAGCTCCATTATTTGAGCGATTTTCTTATACCCATACCCCTGTGAGCGCAGGGTAGCGATTTGCTCCTTTTGTTGATCAGTCATTATGGCATCCTCCTTCTGAGGGCTTCCCTCAATGACCCATCTGGACAAGAATGCCGATTCTGGCCGAAAGCATGGGCGAAAATCTTATCCTCTAAAGGGCTCCCTCACTTGCCACCGGACACGAGGCTGCCGTTTGGTCCCTAAAAAGGCAAAAAAATAAGCCCATCAAAGAGAAAATGCTCTCCTCGATGGGCTTTCGGGTTACTTATTCGGGATCTTGAGCTTCATACCGCTGTAGATGACATTACTTTTCAGCCCGTTCAGGCTGACGATTTCCTTATAGCGGTTGCCGTTGCCGAGATACTTCTTGGCGATTGCCCAGAGGGTGTCGCCATGTACCACGGTATGGACGCGGTAGTCCTCGGCGGGTTTTGTGCCTGCCACGGCGAGTGCAGAGGTCTTGACCGGCGACATGATAGCGTACCTACCGGACTCGTCCTTGTTGATGACTGCACGGTCGCCGCTAACCTCACATACATACCAGCGGAGTTTCTTCACCCATCCGGGAATGGCTTTGCCGCCATAGTAGGTGTTGCCCGTGATAGTCACGAGGTCACCGGCCTTGATACCTACAGGTGTAGGCTTGACGGGGTCGGCAGGCTTTACATCACCGCCGAGAGCCGCAGTGACCTTGGATGCCAGATCGCCCATACGGGCATACATCCAGTTGCCGGGACAACTCTTGTTCGCAAACCATCTGTGAACAGTCAGAACCATCTCGTCGGATTTCGGCGTATAGTTCAGCGTCTTGGTCTTATCGTCCAGCCAGAGCAGCTTGGTTTTGCCGTTGCGCTTGCAGATGTCAATGCAAAGCTCCACGAGTCTGTTATACACCACGTCCTTGAACGCATACGGCTCGGTGTTGTCGCTGGCACACTCGATGGTGATAGCTCTCTGGTCGTTGGCTGCGGAGGAGGAGCACCAGGAGCGGTTTTTCTCTTCCACATACATCCCGACCCGACCGTCCACGCCGATGCCATAGTTGCTGCTTGCCTGCCGTGAGGTCGGCAAAAAGATGTTGCCCAGCGTTTCCACACTGCACTGACCCACCACGCAGTGCGGCGTGATGCGGTCAATGCTGTGGATGCGCTGCCCAGAGTGGTTCGGGCTGAGTTTGGTGTAGGACACCAGGGGGCTGTTCGTGTAAGCCATGTTATTCATCCTCCTTTTCACTGCGGTCATGAAGCTGCTCCAGAACGGATTTCAGCTTCTGCGGAATGGGCAGTCCCAGGTATGCGGCGTTTTCCAACAGGGACACGCCCTCATTCGACAAATAGAAGAAAATGACGGCGGTACGCATCACCGAGCCGCTGCCGATGACGCGGGTGTCAAGAATATGCCCGATGCCGACGAGCGCAAAGATGAGCACCTTTTTGAAAATACCCTTGAAGCCGACTTCACTGGACAGCTTCTTGTCCACCACGGCACACATGATGCCGGTGATGTAGTCGATGACTACGAAAGCCAGAAGCGCGTAAAGCAAGCCGTCACATCCTCCCAAGAACCATCCGAGCCAGCCGCCGATACCGGCGAACACCACCTGAATGGTCGTCCAGAATTCTTTCATGTTGTTTGTCCTCCTTTGAAAGTTGAATTTGTGTATGAAAAAAGGCACTCCGCAGAGCACCTTGATTCCGAAAAAGTTATGTTACTTTGGTCAGCGACACCGTGTACCATGATGACCATGTGCCGCCATAGTTTCCTCGGATATACATCCTTGAGCCGTCATAGACGGTGTATCGCTGTTGAATGAAGTAGCTCTCCGGCAGAAAGACCTCCAGCATACCGATCGTTGTGGTCGGAAAGTGCTTTTCCGTGGAAGCGGAATACGCAAAATAGTAGCCGGGAGTCTTTACATTGTTGAGGTCGGTGGTCGAGCCGTCCACTCTACCCATTTTGCCGTGGACATTGACGCCGTTCATGTGGATGCTACCGTCCACATCCAGCGTAGCCTGCGGGTCCGGCGTGTTGATGCCGACCTTCTTTTTCCGCAGCGCAATGAGGGGCGTACCCTGCGGAACAGTAAAATACAGATCCAGACCGCTCAAAGAATAGAGCTTGTCTTGGATCTGCAAATGGAAGTCGTAGGAACTGTTTGCATCCAGACTACACAGCTCCAAATTGGAGTAGCTGAAAGAGGTTCCGCTTTTTGTCGTGCCGGAATAGATGCTGATGTAGCTGCCGTAACTGCTCTCACTGGTTTTCTTGTACCGATACCGCACATAAACCACGCTGTTTTTCTGCGTCCCGTCTACGGTCACAGGAGAAATAGAACCGCTGAATTTGAGCTGCATTTCCGCTTCGATATCGTTGGTTCGTCGGAGCGTTATCGAGGATATTTTCGGCTTGGTGTACGGAATGACCGTCACCGTCTGTGAAGTTTCGGCGGTGTAGCCGCGAGAATCCGTGACCGAGAGCGTGACCGTAACACTGCCGGACTTGGCGATCTTTCCGACCGTAATTGCAGCACCGGTCGAATTGGATGCGGATAAACCGTTGCAAGAAGCGGTATAGTTGGAAATGGACGCTCCGTTTTTCGCGGTCGCCGTTCCGGGGGTGACCTTGAGGGTCGAGTAGTCCTGCACGAACAGTTGGTCGTTGCCCGTGAGGTTCTTTGTGGTCGTGTAGCTGTCGGAATAAGTGAATCCGCTTATGGTCGGAGCAGAATTGGTCGCTGTGGTCAGTACAGTGGCAGTTTTGCTTGAAGTGCTGCCGATCTGTGTTGAGCCGCTGAAGGAGGAAACGGCAAAGGTGCCGGTGAAGGACTTTATTGAAGCCATCCAATTGAGCAGCGTGGTTCTCTGTGCCGATGACAGGGTGACCGAGCGGTTCGCCGTACCCTTCGTCCATGCAAGCCCGGTAACGGTCAGGATGGTCGTGTTCCCGCTTTTGATCGCCAGAGAATTGATGTAAGACGGTTCGTACACGGTGACATTGAGGGTGATGGTCACTCTGGCATTGTCTGCGGTCACCGTGCTGACGCTGTTTACCACTGCACCGCCCAGTGTTTTCACCGTGGAGCTGCCGGATGTACCATAGACTTGGTTGTACTGCCGCCGTGCCCGCACCTTCACCGTGTAACTGGTGTTCGGCGAAAGTGAGGACAATGTTACGCTGGCACTGGTGGATGCCGATGTTGAGAACGTCGTCCATGTGGAGCCTCCGTTGATGCTGTACTGCCAGATGTCCGCTGTTGAGGTGGAGTTTGCAGAGATTTTGAAGCCGTTTGCGGTAATGGCCGAAACAGAAAAGGTAACGGTAGGGGCAGCACGGTCAATGGTGCTCAGCGTCACATTGTAGCTGCCGGAGGGGCCGGTGTACTGACCCCACGGGCTGTTGACGCCCCAGTGCCAGTAAATCGGAAGGGTCAGCGTACCGTTGCTGTTGTGGGATACCGTGACCTGCTTGTCCTCCACCAACCACTTTGTGCCGCTGCCGCTCTGACCGTTCGTAAAGGTAAAGCAGTTTGAGCCGGAGGTTGCTGTGCCGATATAGGAAGTGCCGTTTGTGCCAAAGTCCGACCATGCGATGGAATACTGGGAATAGACGTACATACCCAGAGCGATGGTGGAGGTGTTTGCGACTACGTTCTGGGAAATGACCTTTACATAGATGTACAGGTCAGTCGTCCAGCTGTTGGAGCCGTAGTTCGTTCTTTCGGATTTCACCAGATAGGCGGTGCCGCCTGTCATTGCCATAGCCTTGCCTCCTTTAGTCCAGAATGACGATATTCAGCCCATCGGACGCTGTTGGCATGGGAACGAACTTCGTCTTGCCCACGGTCAGTTCGCCGTCCACCGTGGTTTTCTTGGTTTGCGTTTCGTCCTTGTTCAGGGTGAAAATCACCTCATCATTGTAGTAACCGGCGAACTCCGTGTTCGTGATAACCGTCCGCTGGGACGATGCGCTGTTGGATACCTCAATGCCGCGCTTATCTATCTTGACCTCCTGCGTGTAGATCTCGTTAGGTGCAGGCGTCCACTTTCGGGGGATCGCTCCTTCGGAGATCATGATGTCGGCGAGATAAATGGACGCATCTCGGCAGTAGCAGTAAATACGCAGCGTAGGGTCGGTCACATCCGTGAGCGTCACAGAATAGTCCGTCCAGTCAAACGCCGTGGACTTATTGAACAGGTACTTGGTTTTGTTCCCGTTGTAGGTCACATAGAAATACCCGGACATGGTCGAGGTTTTCTTTGCCCGGACCGAAATCGTATAGGTGCCGGGGACTACCCCTCGGATGTACTGCGACAGCGAGGAGTAAGCTCCCAGCACAAAGCAGGAGTCGGAAATGGTGTTGTTCTGGGTATCCGTGGAGGCATCCGTTTTCACCGTCCCGGAGTAGCTCCAATCATCCGTGACACCGTTCAGTCCGGATGAATTCTGCACATAGTTGATGCCACCGATGTATTGCTCCTGCATGGATACGGTCAGCCCGTCCACCGTGTGTTCCAGTTCCGAAACCCTACTCTCGGAATTCAGTACCCGTTCCTCCAGGACGCCCTGGTCGTTGGAGACCGTTTCCATCGTTTCAGTGAGGGTCGCCACATAGCTGTTCAGCCCGTCAATGGTCTGCTGGAACTGTGCATCCTTCTCGGTCAGAATGGAAATGGTGGTGCGGATCGTTTCAATGTCATTCTGCACCACCCATTCGTTTCCGTCCCATATCTTCGTTTCCGGCGGGGTCACGGAAGTATCCACCCAGAGTTGCCCCTCATAGGGGTTCTCCGGCGGCGTGTCCGAGGTGACCACATCGCAGAGACTGATAATCGTGAACTGTGCTGATGCGATCATCTCACCACCTCCTCAAAGCGCCACAACGACCATAAAGGTTGCCTTGGTATCCACATCGGCGCTGGACACCGACAGGGTCTTGCCGGTCTTGCTGCCGTTGGTTCCCCAAGAGGTGTCGACTACACCGTCCTTGTTGTACTTTGTCCAGGTGTAACTGCCGTTCCCGGCAGCATCCACCTCGGAGCCCGCCTGATAGCAGACGGCGGTCAGCACAGTCGTGCCCTGACCGTTCTTGAACACATCGCCGCCCGTGGAGGTGACGATGATCTGCAACGGGTCGGAGTTGTCGATGAAGGTCGCCACATCGAAAAACTTCGTGTTATAAGAAGCGGATGCGGAATCCGTATCCTGGGCACAGCACTTGAACACAGCGTAGCTGTTTACCGCTGTTGCATAGACCGTGAGGGTATTGGTGGCCGTGCCGGTGTACTTGTCGGCAGCGTCCGAGAGCTTGCGCCAGCCGATGCCGAAGTCTGCATCATAGCCGGTGGAAGAGGTAGCAGTGACAGATGCGTCCATGACCGCCCACTTGTAGCTGACCTTGGTGGTGTCCACCGTAGAGCCACGCCACAGCTCGGCCTTGGCGGTCAGACTGGCGACTTCCTCGTTCTTGAACACATTTCCGTTGGGCGTGGTGACCAGCAGGTCAACGATGCCGGAGCCGTTGACCACACGGGAGAAGGAAATGGTCAGCGGATGGGTCAGCGACAGGCCGGTGCTTTCGTCCTTGTAGGTGATAACGCAGCGGTAGTCGATGCCGGGCAGCTCCGCCATGACATTGGCCTTGACCGTTAGGATGTGGCTCTTGGCACCGCTGAGAGCGTAGTTCGTGCCTGCGGTGATGGCGGTGCTGCTGTCGCCCACATACCACTTGACCGAGGTGACATTGGCGGTGGCGATCTGGTCGGCAGTCGTGCCGATAACATACAGACTGGGCGTCAGAACGAGGTTCTTCGTTTTCCAGTCGGGGGTATAACTGCCGTTGTCGGGGTTATACATCTGTGTCTTGGCGAGGTTTGAGCCGATGTACCCCGTCAGTGTCAGTGCGTCATTGTAGTCGATGATGGTAAACTGACCTTGTGCTTTGCTCATGTGAGAAGCCTCCTTTGAAGTTGTTGTATCAGAAACGGACGCTGTGCCGGTTTCTGTTGTGGGTTCTGCGGTTGCCATAGTAAATTCCTCCGTTATAACAGGCTCTGCCTGGTCGTGGTGTCGATGAGGTCACAATAAAAAGTGGCACGGACTTTGACATCCGCACCGGTGATGACCACGGACTTTGCGCCGCCGAAATGCTGTTCATTCCAGACATTGTCCGCCTCCGTATCCTCCGACACCCTTGTCCAGATAAACTGGTTGGCATCCAGCGTGTCGGTGATGTCCTCGTCCCAGGAGTACACCTTGGCAGAAAGCAGCGTTTTCACATTGCCGTTTTTGAAGATGTTCCCGTTGGACGAGATGATGACAAGCCGGAGCATTTTCTGCTCCTCGATGGTAGTAATGCGGTCACTGACCTCGGTGACCTCTTTGCTGGTGGCGTAAGCTCGAAGCACGACTTCGCCGCTCTCCAAGTCCCACCAGGACGAGCCGTCCTGCGACTGGATGACACCTGCCTTGATGATGTTTGCTACCAGAGAGCCGGAAGTGATGAAGTCCGCTACGATCTGACCGTCTGCCGTGATGGCAGTTTCGTAGGGACCGTTGTAGCCGTTATGGGAAAAGCCCAGACCACCCACATTCCACCGCCAGACATTCACGGCTTCGTCAATAGAGGGTGCATCCAGAATGAGCAGCTCATAGGGCTGTCCGTTTTCCTCTGTGGTATGAATGACCACATAGCCGCCGCTCTGGCCGGTGATAAGCCCGGTGGCCTTGCCGATGGCGGTTTGGAGCAGTTTTGGAAAGCGTCCCACCGTGGACTCCACCTTATCGACCGTTGATTGCACCTCGGAAATGGTGGTGATCATACTGGACTTGCTCTGACCGAGGGAAATGCTCACATACCGTTCAGCAAGAGTGTCGTACACGGTTTCAATGACCATAGCGGACACGCTGACACCCAATGCCGAGTGCCGGATGGTGACGGTATCGCAGAGATTGACCCGTTCCAGCAGTGCCGAGTACTCCGGCTGTTTCCAAAGCGGCTCAAAGGACACCTTCACCGTGGGAATGGTCGCTCCCAGCGGATTGGCCTTGATGTAGCTGTTGGCTTTGGCTCTGAGGGCTTCCTCGGTCACAACTCCGTCAAACTGGTCGGAGAAATCCATGATGAGCGTTTTCGCCCGGACGATCTCCGAAGTCACAATGGGGAGCGTGACCTCCGGCAGCGTGACTACCGTTTCGGTGTCCGTGCCTTCCGGGGTGTACACGGCATACGGGAGCAGTGCGGTATACACTCCGCTGTTGTCTTCGTCCTGCTCCAATGCGGTGAGGTTCTTGCCGTATTCAATGATTACGCCGGTCTTCTGCCCACGGTGCGAATGGAACTTCACCGTGAAGTTGTCCCATTCAAACTCACCATACCATTTGGAGAGCATGGAGCCTTCCGTGCCGCCGAGGCAGGCGCGGACGCTTTTCGGCTGCGTAATGGAAAATGCCTTTGCGTCTGAGTAGTCCGTCCAGCCTGTGAAGCGTGTATCTCCGGCAAGGAGCTGCGAGAGAATGCGCTGAGGAGAGCGGCTCTCGGTCGAAAACGACAGCACCGGCACATTGGCAAGGTCATATGAAATATGCTGACCGTAGATCGTGACGATGCCGTTCAGCGGCTTTGTGATACGGTAAATGCGGAACGCCTGGTCGGCGGCGGTGTCGTTAGGTTTTGCCTTGATGATGCACTCCTTGGTGATTAGCCCGTAGTGCTGACCGCTGACCGGGTATTTGAGCAGACACTCAAACACACCGTTTCGCTCTTCGGTCACCTCACAGGAGACGGTATCCGTCAGCACGCCACGGCCGAAGGTAGAGAAATCCGTGGTGTTGGGTGGGTATAGAACTGGAATCACGAACGTCACCTCCTTTCGGGCATAAAAATACCACCGGGGATTTCTCCCTGGTGGTTGAGTATAAATGATTTACTTGTAGCTCGACAAACCGGAATTGGTTTTATAGAGGTCTTTGCATATACACCATATCTACAAGGTGTACACCACACTCATATATCGGGTGATCATAATGATCAGTAAAGAAATTTGGCACGATATGCGAGCGTACAAAGCCACATTTTTCATAAAAGGGTATCGTCAACGGGCTGTCGCCGGTTCCCACTTGCAGTATCGAAAATTGTCCGCGGTATTTTTCAACAAGAAATTCAATCAGCGCTTTGGCATAGCCTTTTCGCTGAAATGGGGGAACTGTAGCGATATTCTTAATTTCAAGTATTCCATTCCCTTCGTCCGTTACGACACACTCGCATTTCACTCCGTCATCATCAAGAACATACATTTTACCTTTATAGAGATAACGGTCAACCATATCTTCCTGCTCATCTGCTAATAGGAGCAAATCCAGGTATTGTTTTTTATTCTCTTTAACTTCAACAATTTTCATTAATCACACCTGCAAATTCCGACTTGTCGTTCTCACTTAAAAATATTATACCATACTTTTTTGAATTTTTCTACCGCTTACAATCGGGAACGACCTTACAAACAGCACCACCTCGGAATGACCTCGATCCGCTGCACATTTCCTGCACAGGCGATGGTGGTCGTTCCCGGCTTGAGCATAGGAAAGCCGTCGCCGGTAACGGTATCATTTTTGAGGGTGGTATCCTTAAAGCAGTTCATTAACTCGCTGTCAATTTCGATATACTCGTCCACATCGGAAATCACCCAGGTAGTCGTGCCTTGACCGTCTGGCATAATCATGAGCTGCACCGTGCCGCTGCCGTAGATTTTAATGTATGGACGGCTGTCAAAGGTAGTTGGGTTTGTGACGGTCAGTCTCGGATTGCCCTCCGCCATGGTCTGCTGACCCGCAAAACTGTATTTGAACGGCTTGCAGTTGAAGGTCACGGTGAAACTGCCGACCTTGTTCAGCTGCTCCTCAATGTCCAGAGTGCCGGAGATGACGCCGTAGCGGAAATACTCCGCATCGTAGGAGTCAGTGATTTCGTGGTATCTGTCCGGCTCGGAATACAGCCAGCCTTTGATGTCCCGTAGGACGGAGGCAAGGGCGGCGGTATTCTTCCGTGCGAGGAACACCGTGTAGGTCACTTTGATGTTGGAAAATCGGCGGTTGGGGTTGATGATGTCGCCGCTCCGACCGGGAATGGAAATGAACTCCGCATCGTACTCCGGTGCGGAGAACACATCCTTCTTCTCGATATGCAGACCGAACTCAGCGGAACTGCGGCCGTTGTAGGTAAAATTGGTCATGCGAATACCACTCCTTTCCGCTGGGCGAACTGGTTCGCCGTTTCCATGACTTCATTGGTAAGCTGACGGATGTCCTCACTGCTGTAATTGTTGAAATTCGTGATGTTCAGGGCAATGGTGAAAGCGGATGCCGCCTTGCCGACCACGCTGTCCACGGCAGAGCGGATCGAGCCGTTCACATCAAAGTCGGTGGACAGAGCTGTCTGCATATCGTGAGCGAGGTCGCCCATGACACCGTTGATGTCCTCCGCCATTCCTTCTGCGGCTTTGACCGCTTCATCGCCGTTGTCGTCAATGGAGCCTGCAAGACCCTTGACCAGCATTTCACCGACCCATGCCATCTCCTTCGAGGGCGAGTGGATGCCGAAGAAATCACAGATACCGTCCCAGATGGAAGAGATCCACCCGGACACCTTGTCCCACAGCCACGATGCAAGCTGCTGAATGCCGCTCCACAGCCCCTTGACGATGTTGCCGCCGATCTCCACGATCTTATACATCAGAGAGCCGAAGGCTTTCACAATACCCGCAATGATCTGAGGCACGGCCTTGACGATTTCGACGATGATGGTGGGTAGGTTTTCAATCAGGGCAACGAACAACTGTACACCCGCCATGATGATCTTGTCGATGTTCCCGACCAAAGCGTTGACGATGCCGGAAATGATCTGCGGAATGGCCTGCACGATGGTCGTGATGATCTGCGGCAGGGCTTGAATAAGGGAAATCAGCAGGTCGATGCCTGCTTGGATAATCTGGGGTATGGCATTCAGCACGGCGGTAATAATGCCGTCGATGATTTTCGGGATAGCTTCCACGATTGCCGTAATAATTTCCGGCAAGGCAGTCACCAGCGAGGTCAGAAGTTGAATGCCTGTTTCGATAATCTGAGGAATCGAATCCAGTAAGAAGGTAATGATGCCGTTGATGATCTCCGGCAGAGCGGCGATCAACACGGGGATTGCGTCCAGAAGTCCTTGCGCCAGTCCTGTGATAAGTTGTAAGGCTGCGTCAAGGAGCATCGGCAGGCTGTCCACCAGTCCTTGTACGATGGTGACGATAGCCTGCACCGCTGCCGGAATGAGCGTGGGCAGTGCGTCCGCAATGCCTGTCACCAGTGTAGACACCAGCTGAACCGCTGCCTCGATAAGCAGGGGCAGATTCTCGATCAGCGTGTTCACGATGGTCATAAGTGCGGACACCGCCGCCGGGATAAGCTGCGGAAGCAGGGACAGCAGCGTTTCCAGGACCTGCGAGAAGAGTTCGGTGACTGCTTCCAGCAGTGTGGGCAGCAGTTCACCCACAGCCGTCAGCAGGGCATCCAGCGCCGTGGGCAGAGCCGCCACGATGTTCTCAATAACCGGGGTGATGTTCGCCACCACGGTCTTGAAGGCATCCACCATGTTGTTGCACAGCAGCTCCATGTCAGCGTCCGCATCACCAAAGCCTACAATGAGGTTCGACACGGCGGATTTCAGTGCATTGACAGAGCCGGAAATGGTGGCTTCGGCTTCCTTGGCAGTCGTACCCGCAACATCCATGCTCTCCTGCATGACATGGATGGCTTCCACCACATCTGCGTAGGAGGATATGTCGTACTTGACGCCGGATATCTTCTCCGCATCGGCGAGCAGTCGCTCCATTTCCTGCTTTGTGCCGCCGTAGCCCAGCTTGAGGTTGTCGAGCATCGTATAGTTCTGCTTGGCGAAACCCTGGTAGGCATTCTGAATGGAGGACATATCCGTGCCCATTTTATTGGCGTTATCGGACATATCCGTAATTGCCATATCCGCATACTTTGCGGCTTTCTCGGTATCATCGCCGAGAGACTGGATGAGGCTTGCGGAGAAGCCCGTGACCGTCTCCATGTACTCGTTGGCGGAAAGTCCTGCCGTTTTGTATGCATTGGCGGCGTACCGCTGGATCTCCTGCGAGGAGTCCTTGAACAGAGTGTCAACGCCGCCGACCAGCTGCTCATAGTCCGCATAGGCTGCGATGACCTCTTTGCCCAGCTTCACAGCGGCGGCACCTGCGGCAACGGCCACAGCACCGAGTGCCACACCTACGGTTTTGAGAACCTTGCCGAAGCCTTCAAACTTACTGCCGGATTCCTCCGCAGCCTTGCCGCCATCCTTGATGGCTTTTTCGTTCTCGTCCAGCTCACGGTTCATATCGTTGAGGGCGGCTTCGGCATTGTTGAGTTGGATCTGCCAGTTCTGGGTGCGGCGGTCGTTCTCTCCAAAGGAGTCGGCCGCGTTTTTAAGAGCAGAGCGCAGAGTTTCAATTTTCTGCTTTTGCGCCTCAATCTCCTTGTTCAGCACCTTGTTCCGTGCGGTGAGGGCATCCACGGATTTGTCGTTCTTATCGAACTGGGAGGTGGCAAGCTTCATCTCGGAGCCGAGCACCTTGAAGGACTGGTTGATTTCGCTCAGCGCCTTTTTGAATTCCTTTTCGCCCTCCAGACCGATTTTCAGTCCGAAATTATCTGCCATCTATTCCACCTCCTCCGTTAGATTCCATCTGGGATAATATCGTCAATGTAGTGTTCGTGTGCCGGGGTGGCCTGCCCGTTATACTGCTTGTGGCACTCCCATAGATCCAGCAGCAGACCGAACGGCATCAGCCACACCTCATCCTGGCTGAGATGAAGGTGGGCAAGGCCGTAATAGAGAAGCCGGGTAAACAGCTCCGCATCGGAGACCGTTACCCGACTTGCGCGTTTTTTGCGTCTTTCTCGCTTTCCACATTCCGCTTGGTGCCCTTGTAGAGAGCCTCCGTAATGGCGGTTTTGTATCCGGCGAGGTCGAGGGGCGTGGTCAGAAGCTCCACCACATCCTCGGTGAGCAGCTCCTTGGGCACATCCTTATTTTTCAGATTGTGGATGAGGATGCTCTGATTTGCCAGAAGCGTAATCAGCCACACGATCTCTCCGATAGCCATTTCAAAGTTCTCGGATTTCATCAGCTTCTCACCGAGGTTTTCCAGACCGCCGTATCGACCGGCGATCTCCTTGGTGGCTTTGGTTGTGAGGAGCAGCGTGTACTCCTCGTCACCGATGGTGATGACTGCGGTTCTTTCGTTATCCATTGTGCGTTACCTCCGTTAACCCTGTTTTTCGGGTGTCGTGGTATAGGTCGGCTCGTACACTTCCTTATACCAGTTCGTGATGGTTGCAGCGGGCGTATCGCCCTCCAAAGCCTCCGCTTTCCACGGGTGCTTGCCGCCTGCATCCACCTTGTTGCGGCGCAGGATGGTGCCCTCAATGGTCGGTGTGGAGAAGGTAATGCTGTCGCCCTTGGTGGCAAGGTTCGTCGCCGGAATACCGAATTTCACTCGGTACAGCCAGTAATACTTGTACTTGCCGTTGGACTTCTTGGCGCGGAAGCCCACCGCCACAGGGTCGCCGCCGTCCTCGGATGCAGAAATGAGCACCTTGTTTTTGTCGATGGTCGCACCGGTGAGATCGGATGCCGCCGCAGAGCCGATATCGTCAATACCGAGGGAGAGTGTGCCGGATTTGAATTCCTTCACGATCTCCGAAGCGCCGTCATCGGCATAGAGCGTAGCCTCTGCCAGTTCCACCGAAAGGTCAGCGGAGATGGCTTTCGCAAGCTGCTCCGGCGTACCGTAGGTTTCTTCGCCGGCGTCATTCTCGGTGATTTTTGCGTAATACAGTCTGTCAAGACCGATTGTTGCCATAATTCATTCCTCCAGTTCGTAGATTTGCGCCACATCAATGGCGTAGTGATGGTAGCCGGTTTCGGTCTCAAAGCCGATGTAGCGGCGGTCGGTAATATAGAAATCCGCACCCAGCAAGGCACGGACGAGTGTATTTTTCAGTTTGGTGTAGCTGCCCTTTGTGAAAAGGGACAGCCGGGCCTCCTGTGTCTCACAGCCGGGAGCGTTGTCGGCGTGGAGCTCAAAGCTGTCCGACAGCGGCGTAATCACCAGATAGGTGTCCGGTGCTTTGCCGGAGAACACACCCGTTTCCACTGGAACACCGCAATGCTCGGCGATGGTTTGTAAATCGGATAGAAGACTCACAGCTTTTCCACCTCCTCATCCAGCGCCTTGGTCATGGCATCGATGCATTCCTGCCGGGATGCCGTTTTCGCAGGTTTCAGAAATGTTTTTGCAGGCTGACCGTGCTTGCCGTATTCGAGAATGTTGGCAAGTTTGGCGTTGCTGCCGCCGTCCGAGCGGGGTTCGGCGAAACCGACCTTGATGTCGTGGTTACCGTCCCGGTTCAGCTTGGAGGGAGAAAGGCCAAGCGCACCTTCCAGTTCGCCTGTGGTGCGGGATTTGAACTTTGTCCCTCTGCCAATAACGGAGGAGAGATTGCTCTCGACTTTTTTCAGCACCACCTCGCCACCGGCCTGCAGGACAGTATCCGCAACGCTGTCAAAGTTGCTTCCGAGCTTGGAAATCTTCAGAAGGAAATCCTCCGGCATTTTCATGTCGCACTTAGCCAACGGTCGGCACCTCCTTCTTTGCCAGCACCTCAATGTACATCCCACGCCCTTTTACATCCTCCACGGATACAATGTCGTAGCGGCAATCATCGCAGATGAGAAAATGATCGGTAGTGACCGTCAGCCCAGGAATACACCGAAAGCGGAACAGGTCGGTCGCTTCGCTGAATGCAGCGAGGTTCGCCCAACGCTGACTGCCGTGCCGACCTTCCCGATAGACACGGACGGAAGCGAGGACTTCATTCTCGGAATGGATGAAGCCCTCGCTGTCCTTGACTTGCTTTGTTTTCACAATGTCGGCAAAGCCGTTCATTTTTCCAAAACTCATACCTGCCACCGCCTATCCAAGCGGAGCAGCAGATTGACCGTGTTCCACACCTGCTGGGCCGCGCCGGTGTTATCCGCAAAGAAGCCGCCAGTGCTGCCGTCCCGGCTTTCGTAAAAGTGGGATGACAGCATAATCACTGCTTGTTCCGTAGTCGGCGGCATGGGGTTCTCCGTGTAATAGCCCTCCGGGATGTGCTGGTAGCTTTCGGCGTAAGAAACAGCGGCAGTGATGTAGCTTTTCAGCAGGGCATCATCCGCCGTATGTTCCAGGATGAGGTTGGCTTTTACTTTGGAAAGAAGCTCGTCCATCACCGCCGCCTCCTTCCTTATTCGGTTTTCAGCTTGAGGATCTGAACGGCTTCGGGGAGAATAAGTTTGCCGTCCACACGCTCCTTTGCAACGAAACCGATCATACCGTTGCCTGCGAACAGCTCGTTGAGTTGCTTGAAGGAACGGGTGCCGCGGTCGCCGATGTTGTAGTAGCTGTAATCGCCGAAAGCGATAGCATTCTCCGGAGCATACGCAGAGGTGTGAACCGTGTAACCGAGAATACGATCCGGTTCGCCTGCCTGGTAGGAAGGCTGCCAGATGTATGCACCGTTGTTGTCCTTCAGCTTGCGGATCTGCGCGATAGTCTTGTCGTTCATGATGAAAGAGGCAGACTTGCGGTAGGGACGCTTCAGTGCATGGATGAGGGTGATGAGATCATCACTCTTAAGTGCTGCAGTAAGCGTTTCTGCCACATGACCGCCGCCGGTCTCCGCAAACAGGCCAAGCGGCTGACCGACACCGGTGCCGTTGAGGAATGCGTCCTCCTCGGCATTGGCGAGTGCCTTGCCGAACTCGGTAAGAATGTAATCCTCCAGCTCGAACGCATTGTCGTAGAGCAGTTCCTCGGTCACCTTGATGGCAACATGGAGTTTGTGCGCGTCCAGAAGGATCTGGGCAAAGGTGGCGTCACCGAAAGAGAGTGCGCCGCCTTCCTCAATCCACGCAGCGGCAGGTGCGGTCGCTGCAATGTTGATCTTATGCTCACCGGACGTGGTGATGGTGTGACCGAGCTTTCGCATGATGTTTTCCTCGGAAAGCGTCTGAATGAGGCGGGAATCGTACTCTTCGGGTACGAGGTAGCCGCCGTCAGCGTCAACACCCTCGCGAAGGACATCGCTTACCTGGTGGAAGTTGCTGCGAAGGGCGGTGAGCATTCCGGTGCGGTAGGCATCGGAAGCACGGCCGGTCTTGGGCTTCTCCTCTGTGGCAGGCTTGCCGTTCATGGGCTTCTCGGTGATGGGAGAGGAAGTGGGTCTGTTCAGCTGTGCTTCCATTGCGGACATAGCCTCCATGCGTTCGATCTCTGCACCATAGTCCTGTACCTTCTTTTCCATCTGGGCGTAGGTCGCAGCATCCTCTTCGGAAAGCAGACCGTCCTTGTCACGCTTGGTTTCCACAAATGCCTTTGCGGCATTCCAAGCCTGTTTGCGCTTTTCACGCAGTTCGTTGATAGTCATATTGAATTACCTCCAGTTTTTAATGAGATTGAGCCGATCCATAAGGTCATCGGCTTTTTGTGTATGGTTGGATTTCGGGTTGATGGCGCACTTTGCGGCGATTTTCTCCATGAGAGAGTTCACCACGTTCGCCTTGGAATACAGCATGGAAACTGTGGGGGTAGTCATGTCCTCGGCTTCATCGGCGCGGCTCATGATTCCGTCCGCAAAGCCGAGTTCCACAGCCTTGTTGGCATCCATCCATGTTTCGGCATCCATGAGGTGGGAGAGCTTGGCACGGGAAAGCCCCGTCTTGATCTCATAGGCGTTGATGATGGAATCCTTAACGCTTGAGAGCATCTCGATAGCTTTCTGCATCTCGTCCGAATTGCCGAATGCCGCTGTCATGGGGTTGTGGATCATAAGTATGGACACCGGGGATACCAGTACCTTCGTGCCTGCCATAGCGATGACGGACGCTGCGGATGCGGCAATACCGTCAATTTTCACGGTCACATCACCCTTGTAGTCCATGAGCATATTGTAGATTTGCGCTGCAGCCACGCAGTCGCCGCCGGGAGAGTTGATCCACACGGTAATATTTCCGCTGCCGGACATGAGCTCGTCCTTGAAAAGCTGCGGGGTGACATCATCGTCAAACCAGCTTTCCTCGGCGATGGTCCCGTTCAGGAACAGGGTTCTTTCCTGTGCCTGTTCCTGCGTCTCCGAGTTCGTCACCGTTCGGCTCTTCCAATTCCAAAATTTCTTCATCGGTTTTTTCCTCCTTTCCGTCATCGGTAGGTGTATCTGCAAAAGCTCCAGCATTTTTCAGCGGGAGCATATTGCCGTTAATGAGGTACAGATCGCCGCCTTCCTCTGCTGGGATACGGTCGAGGTTTTCAAGCTCCCGGATGTCATTTGCAGACATCCATCCGTTCTGACGGCCGATGGCGTACCCATTCATGCGGGACTGATAGTCTCCACGGAGCAGACCTTCCAGATTGAACTTCACGAAATACGTTGCCTTTTCGTCCCGCGAGAGGAGCGACCGCTGAATGGACTGCTCCCAGCGGATGACCCAGGGGTCAAGAGTGTACTTCACGAACTCCAAGGACTGCTGCTCAATATTAGAAAAGCTCGACTTTTCCAGATCGCCGACCATGTGGGGCGGGACTCGGAAAATTCGAGCAATTTCATTGATTTGGAATTTGCGTGTTTCGAGGAACTGCGCCTGCTCCGGCGAGATGCCGATGGGCGTGTACTTCATGCCTTCTTCCAGCACGGCGATCTTATTGGCATTGCCGCTGCCGCCGAAGGTGGACTGCCAGCTCTCCCGCACACGCTGTGGGTCTTTGATCGTACCGGGGTGTTCCAGCACACCGCCCGGAGCAGCACCGTTGGCGAAGAACTTCGCACCGTACTCCTCACAGGCGATAGCCATGCCGATGGCATTCTTCGCCATAGCGATGGGGCTGTAGCCGACCAGACCGTCAAAGCCCAGACCGGGGATGTGAAGCACATCCGAGGGATGAAGCGTTACGGCGGATCCCTTGTTTTTGATGGCTTCGTCCGAGCCACGGTAATAGGTGTAGTACAGCCGGCCGGCCTCGTCTCTGTCCACCGACATCTTGTTCGGCATCAGGGGGTACAGAGCAACGATCTCGTTCTTTCCGTTGCGGATGATCTGCGCATAGGCGTTGCCCCAGAGGAGCAGGTGCGTCATAAGCGTCTCCCGGAACACGAAAGAACTCATCTCCGGGTTCGGCTCATCGTGGAGCAAGCGGTAGAGCGGATGGTCGAGCGCCATTGCCTTGCCGCCGCTGTCCGTGTATTTATAGAGGTGCAGCGGCAGCCCAGCGACAGCTTCCGACAGGATGCGGACGCAGGAATACACGGCGGTCATCTGCATGGCCGAGCGTTCCGTTACCGACTTGCCGGATGTCGTGCCGCCGAAGAAGAAAGCATAATTGCTGCCTGCTGTTCTGTCTTGAGGCTTGTCCCTTGATTTGAACAGCCCTGAAAAAATACCCATTGACATCACTCTCCTTAAAAATGGGCAAAAGAAAAGCACCTGTCCGTAGACAGATGCTTTGAATCTTCAATTATATCTATTTGCAAGTCCGAAAGTGTTCTGTTTAAGAAAGTTTCCGACTTGAACTGCAAAAACTTTTGATTTTGCTCTGAAAATGCAGTGCTTATTCGCTGAGCAGCCAGTCGATGAGGTTCTCAGATTTGATGCCGTCGTAGGAAGCATCAAGACCCTGCTCAAGGGACAGCACGATTTTTTCGTAGTTGTCGCGGATACTTTGCAGCGGTGCAAGCTCCCGCTTGCGCACATCCTCGCTCATCATCGACTCCGTTACCTGGATATACTTTTTCTCGTCGGCGGTAGTTGCAATGAAGTCAACCTCGGCGTTACCGATCTTGCCAATTGCTACATCATAGCCACGGCGAAGCAGTTCAAAGTAAACGACATTCTCAATGGCATGACCGCTGTCCCGATTACGGAAGCCCAGCAGATAGTTGCGAAGTCCGATGTCAACGATATAGTATTTTCCGAGTGTACGGAGGTAGGCTTTGCCCTTGATATCAAAGCGTTTGATCTCGTAGAAGAAGTAGCTCTCCAGAAGCGCATTCACGTATGCCTGCACCGTATGGGCGCTGGGCGCACCTTTGCGCTTGCCGTCCTCCAGAAGACCTTCGTTTACCAAAGTATTGCCGATAGAAGCAATAGAAACGCTGGAGCCGATATTATCCGCAAGAAACAGAATGATCTTACGAAGCAGCGTAGGGTCTGTGATCTGCTTTTGACCTCTTCGCTTTTCCCGTTCCAGAATGTCACGAATCACGACTGTGGAATAGATGCCGTCGAGAAGCGACAGCGCCTTTTCCTGCTCCAGCCCAACATCGGCGATGCCGGGCATTCCACCGAAGCGCATATAGGCGTCAAAAACTTCTCGCAGTTCGTAGCGTTCACCGTTCTTATCAAATACCTGCTTGCGGCGTCCACCAAGGGCGCTTCGCGTTTCACGAACCTCAAAACCGTGAAAATCGAGGAACTCACGGAAAGAGAGCGGCAGCATTTTGATTTCGACGCACCTCCCGGAGAGATAGGTGGAATACTCCGAGGAAAGAAGATAGGCATTCGACCCGGTAACATAGATGTCGCAGTCAAAATCCACACGGAAGGCATTTATAGCATCCTCCCATGCTTCGATCCGCTGCAGCTCATCAAAGAAAAGGTACATCCGCTTTCCGAGGACAATGCGCTCTTTCACATAGCGGTAAATATCATCGGCGCTCATCCCTCGGAAATCGAAGGATTCAAAATTCATCTCAATGATCTGCTCCGGCTGAATACCGGTATCTTTCAAATGCTGAACCATCAGCTTTAACAGGCTGGATTTGCCGCAGCGGCGAATGCCGGTGATTACCTTGACCGGCTCCGTATCCTGAAAGCCGATCAGTTTATTCAAATAGCCGTCACGCCGCCTGAGTTCATGGGAATCTATCATGTTTTCACACCTCCTGCGCTATTAGTATAGCATAAATCGGCGAGAAAATCAAGCAAATGCATCATAGTGCAAAAACTTTATATATTCGACTGATTTTGCAGGGTTAAATGAACAACAGCCCACGGCTATCATAGACCGAAGCTCCGTTATCATTGCCGCAGCGGATAGCACGGTCAAGTGCCATGATCGTCGCCACGGCACCGTCGATTTTCTCTGTGGATTTTTCCTTGTCCGGCTTGATATTTCCGGCAGGGTCGGTGCGGATGAAGATGTTGTCCATCATCCAACGGAGAACCGGATGCCCGCCATGGGCGATTTTCTGCTCCAGCACCAGCTTCATCAGTTCCTTAGTGGGCGGGGACATATCCTTGAAACCCTGTCCGAAAGGAACGACCGTGAAGCCCATGCCCTCAAGGTTCTGCACCATCTGCACAGCGCCCCAGCGGTCGAAGGCAATCTCCCGAATATTAAAACGCTCACCCAGGCTTTCGATGAATTTCTCGATGTAGCCGTAATGAACAACATTACCCTCGGTGGTTTGGAGATATCCTTGTCGCTCCCATACATCGTATGGCACATGGTCACGGCGGACTCGGAGGTTGAGGTTGTCTTCCGGTATCCAGAAGTACGGCAGGATGATGTATTTGTCGTTTTCGTCCTCCGGTGGAAACACCAGCACAAATGCCGTAATATCCGTAGTGGACGAGAGGTCCAGACCGCCGTAGCAGACGCGACCCTCCAAATCGTCCTCGCAGACAGCGAACTCGCATTTGTCCCACTTGTCCATCGGCATCCAGCGCACCGCCTGTTTCACCCACTGGTTGAGTCTCAGCTGTCGGAAGGAGTTCTCCTCACCGGGGTTCTGCTTGGCAGATTCGCAGGCATCCTTCACCTTGTCGATGCCCACTGTGATGCCGAGGGACGGATTGGCTTTCTTCCAAACCTTCGGGTCCGTCCAATCGTCCGATTCCTCTGCACCGTAGATGACGGGATAGAAGGTGTGGTCGATTTTGCGTCCCTCGATGATATCTTTTGCTTTCTGATGTATCTCATAGCAGATGGACTTCGTATCATTGCCGGCCGTGGTGATGAGGAAATACAGCGGCTGCATACGAGCGTCGCCGGAGCCTTTCGTCATAACATCAAAGAGCTTGCGGTTGGGTTGCGTGTGTAACTCATCGAACACCACGCCATGGGTGTTGAAGCCGTGCTTATTGCCGACATCGGCAGAGAGCACCTGGTAGATACTGCCCGTTGGCTGATAAATGAGCCGCTTCTGGGAATCCAGTATCTTGACCCGCTTGGAGAGTGCTGGGCACATCCGCACCATATCTGCCGCCACATTGAAAACGATGGACGCCTGCTGACGGTCCGCAGCACAGCCGTAGACTTCGGCTCGTTCCTCTCCGTCACCGCAGGTGAGCAGAAGCGCCACCGCAGCGGCAAGCTCGGACTTGCCTTGCTTTTTCGGAATTTCAATGTATGCTGTATTGAATTGCCGGTAGCCGTTGGGCTTGAGGACACCGAAAATGTCCCGGATAATTTGCTCCTGCCAGTCAATAAGCTCGAAGGGCTTTCTCGCCCAGGTGCCTTTGGTGTGGCATAGGCTCTCAATAAACATGACGGCATAATCCGCTGCATCCACATCGTAGTGAGAGGTTTTCTCCATGAACCGTGTCGGCTTGTAATTTTTCAGTTTTCGCAATTTCTCACCCCCTCCAGCAGAGCAATAAAAATAGCCGCCACCGAAATCGGTGCGACCTTCCGTATAACGAGCAGCAGCCCCTTTCGGAGCCGTTGCTTTGAAATTTTGATTTTTTACCAGTTCTCGCTGTGGAGCAGAAGCTCCAGCGTAAGCTGCGTGTTCTCATCGGTGGGCTCAATGTCCCAGCCTCTGTCATAGTTGCAGACGATGTATCCGTCCCGCTTGAGCATCAGCTTGGAAATGCGGCCACCGTCGATGCCCCACTCGGAGCCTTTGTCGTACTGCTTCATCCAGTAGTGAAAAATGTCTCCGTTTACTTTGATGCTGCCTTCTTTCCACATAATCGTGTACCTCCGTTTGTTTTGTTGTGAGTGTATATTACCGTCATGTTTGGGATATATCCAGTCATTTCGGAGGCATATAGTACACGATCATGCGGAGGGGAAACTGTGTATTTTACAGCGGTTTGTATTCGCCAGTGAGGATGAAATGCACATACTCGCTGCGGTGTTCTTCGAGGAATACCACCAGTTCGTAAAACCGCATCTCATTGGCAATGTACTGCACCATCGGCACATCAAACATATTCGTGCATCCGGTCTTGCGGACGGCAAGAATCTGCTCTCGGATTTTCTCATTCATTGTCGCACCTCCGGCAGATATCCTCGCCGTATGCCACGCTCAGACCGCAGCCGTTATCCCAGGCAACCATGATGCTGCCGATATCGTCCACACCTCGCACGGTGCCTTTCGTGCCGACAGGTGGTGCCTGGGAATCGTCCATCTGAACAAGTTCTACACGGGTGCCAACCGGATATTCCTTACGGATGCGTTCAACTGTTTCCTTACTCGGAAATCTCATGCTGCGCACCTCCGTTCCTGAATGCCGAGGAGCCGGACAGGTTCTTCAGCAGTATCTTTCGTGCGGCCTTGTATTCCGCACCGATGAAGCCGAGCCGCAGGAGAAAGCAGCGAAATGCGTACTTCTCATTGTCCGTGGTTTTTTCGGCGGCGTTGACCCGTTTCTGATTCCGTGCCATTTCGCACAGCTTACAGATGAAGGTGTCGTAAGCATTCATCTCGTCTGGGGTGGGCGTTGCCTGGAACCAGGGGAAGGAAACCTTTGCATCCGTGATCTCCAGCGGAAGTTCACTCACACCGAGGGCTTTCTTGATAAGACTGCCCTTGGCGGCAATGAGTGCCTTAAGGTTCTCCAGATTGTTGTCGGTGAACAGACTTCTCGGCATGGAAATGCAGACGGCGCAAGGCTCTTCTTCGTCATCAGTGTGGCGCTGGTCGATGTCAAAGCCCTCATCGTAGATGTGCTGAAGCAGCCGCTCAATGACCTCGCTGTCGGCACGGTCATCAAAGGACAGACTGCCGTTTCGGTCGATGGTGAAGTAATCCACCTCATAGTTGAATGTGGGCGCACCGCAGTATTTTGCGGGGACACCGAGCCAGTCGGAGATGGTCTGCACCAGCCGCTTGCGCTCTGCACCATTCACATGAAAATTCAGTTCCATTCAGAATCCCTCCACCCAAGCAAAAATAATACCGCGTCGGAAAACCCGGCACGGTAATAGCAGTTCATTGTCTCGCCATCTGTCACAGAGTAGGCATTTTCGCAATCGGTCAGCAGGATGCGCTGTTCGGCAGAGAGCGTATTTCTCAGCTTGTCGGCACACACGGACAGCCGCTCGATGGCATCGGACAATGATTCGTTCGGTCTGCTGCCGCAATCATTGATGCGCTCCAGTATAAAGGCATCCACGGCAGTTTTCATTGCTTCGTTTTTCATAGTAGCACTCCTTTCGTTTGGCGTACTACATATATTGCTCAGATTTCGCTGAATAGCAAGTCCTATCTGCCGGAAATGCTACATTCTACGATGTGAACAAGACATTGGCTTCATTTGCACCCCCGATTGGGTACAAAGATCTTGACCGGGACACCTATTTTTTTACAGTTGTCGATCACGAATTTCGTGCCGTGGGATGTTCCGTCCCAGAAAGCCAATACAAGGTCTGCATTCTGGATGATCGTAATATTCCGCTTGAGGGGTGCGGAGCGGCCGAACTTCTCATATTCCGGGAGAAATTCCGTCAGCTTGATTCCGTGTGTCTGCGCATAGCTCCTTGCACAGCTGTCAACACCTCTCGCACCGCCGGAAACGATCTCCGTTACATTATCCGGCAGATATTTTCCGAGGTCATCCACCATAAGTCCTCTTGAACCGATTACAGCAACACGCATTTTCAAGCCGCCTCCAAAATTTATTGTAGATATACCGTATATCCATTTAGAACATTGTAGCACATGATGGACATAAAATAAACATACAATATGTTTATGGAGAGGTGACCGTATGGCTATCAAGAGTGTTTCAATACGCATAGAAGAAGAAATGCTTGAAAAACTCGGCTTTGTTGCCGATTATGAAGGACGTTCCGTGAACAGCCACATTCTTGTGCTGATTCGTGAGAACATCAAAAAGTTTGAAGAGCAGAACGGCGAGATCAACGGGAGCATCCGACCGGATGTCAATGTGAAGCCCACCAGGAAAAACTGATGAGATCGAGGAGCGGTCAATCCGCTGCCTCGATTTTTTCTGCCCACACGATCCCGCAGAGCACGAACCATACACACGGGAGCGCCACGCCGTTGCCCCACATCTTATACTCTGCACTGTCTGAATACGGGTCTTTCAGCCACTTTGCGACCTGCTTGTCGGACTTCATCTTGCAGCCGGTCACTTCGGAATAGGTCTTAAAAACCTTATGCCAGAAGTACATTTCCTCATTGGTCGGTTTTTCCGTGCCGAGGTCGGCGCACCAGTTGTCCGGGAAGCCTTGAAGTCTGGCGCACTCGGTGGGTGTCAGCCTACGGACTGTATATCCGCTTTGTATAGCCCCCGGTCCTTTTGCCACCAGTGTCGGCTGAAGCTCCTTTTCAAAGGTCGGAGCAAACTTGGCGTTCTGCCCCTGGTTGAAGGTATCTCTGCCTATGCCGTAGCAGACGGCGGTCGGGTCTTTGTAATCCCGTGCCATGATGGTGGGAGATGTACCTTTCTCCACCTGCGTAAAGCTGCCGGTAGTCATGGCATATACGGCATGACGGTCTACGGTATTAAGGGTAAAGCTGACATCCTCGTTGATGCCATCGCCCTGGGGACCGTTTTTGTCCTCACGGCCGATCATGGAGCCTTGCAGCACATATGTCTGCTGTTTCGTCCCTGCGTTGGCGCACACCACAGCGGAGTGGTCACCGAGGTCACGCACCTCATCACGCTGATTCTGCGTGAAAGCAACAACGGCAATGCCGCCCTGATTGCAGGAGGGGTTGCCGCCGTTGCCGTCCAGCGTCCGTGCGGTTTCCGCTTCGTAGATGCCGCTGTACGGATTATCCGACTTCATGGCGTTGGAGTCCTTGGAGGAGATGCCGAAGGGCTGAAGGACACAGGTGAAATTGTCCTTGTCCGGCATACGCTGATTTCCACCCGCATTCTGCTTGGTAAGGGTCGGAGAAACCTGCCCGCCGTCCCAACCGCAAGGCTCGAACAGCGTCTGGTCGTTGTTGCAGGACAAGGTTGCGGATTTATTCTCTTGGATGAGCGCACCCTTGCCGCCGCCTTCGCAGCCGGAGCGGATCTTCATCACAAGCGGCACATTGTTGCCGCCTGTACCCATGCGGGAGGTCAGCGTCTGCACATTGCCGTCCTCGGAGAGCTTAACCCTGCTGTCGGTCGGATGGTTTTCCAGTGCCACCGCCGCAGGAACTACACCCGCTCGGAGCGTGGGAGAGCGTTCTTCCTCATAGCCAATGGTACGGCTCTTGGCAGAATGCTCGGTGCAAAATCCTGCCGACTCCATCACGCAGGGTGGGTGGTGTGCTTCGGCACGGAGCGTGGATGTGACCTCCTCAGTGATGTCCATGCGGTTGCCGCCCTGGTCATTCAGCACCACGCCGTTACGACCGGTGGACATTCCGCAGTTCACGCCGAGAGTAGCAGAGGTTTCGTCCGTCAGACTGCCGTTGTACCCGTCGAAGCCTGCCGCTCCAGCGCAAGGCGTAAAACTTCCGGTAGCTCTTTGCCACGAGCGGAAGCCCTCCGCAGAATACCCAGACAAGCCTTCTGACTCAAATAGTATTTTTCCGGCACTTCCGCCTGCAAGATCTGCGACAAGGTAGATGCGGCGTCTTCGCTGGGGAACTCCCCAGTATTGCGCGTCAAGAGTTCGGTACGCAACGCTCCATCCGTCTCCCATGTAAAGGTCGGCGTAGGGCCATCGTGCCTTTTCAGGCATAGGCACCTCGGCATTCGGCTCTGCGATGCCGATGACCGCTTCGAGGACGGCTTTGAAGTCCTCGCCCTTGTTCGAGGAGAAGGCTCCGGGGACATTCTCCCATACGATGTATCTTGGATATCTGCCATCGGTGGCACACCTCATTTCTTTGATGATTCGGACGGCTTCATAGAAAAGACTGGAACGTGAACCGTCCAGACCGTCCCTTCGGCCGGCGATGCTCATGTCCTGGCACGGTGATCCGAAGGTGATAATATCCACAGGCTCAATCTTGCTGCCGTCCATAGCGGAGATGTTCCCGTAGTGCTTCATAAAAGGCAGACGCTTGGTGGTCACTCGTATGGGGAACGGCTCAATTTCCGATGCCCAGACGGGAGTGATACCGGCAAGCAGCCCACCCAATGGAAAGCCCCCGGAGCCATCAAACAGGCTTCCGAGGGTCAAAGTCTTATTCGTCATGTGGCGCTACCTCACTAAAATTGTATTCCTTGCCGTCACGCAAAACGCTGACCTCTTCATCCGTGCCGACCTGCTCGATGTACCTGCGGACAATGACATCGCAGAACTTCTCGTCCAGTTCGATGGTGCAACAGATGCGGTCGGTCTGCTCACAGGCAATGAGCGTGGAGCCGGACCCGCCGAAGGGGTCGAGCACTACGGAGTTTGCCATAGAGCTGTTCTGAATGGGATAGGCCAGAAGCGGGATTGGCTTCATGGTAGGATGGTCGCCGTTTTTCTTGGGCTTGTCGAACTCCCAGATGGTGGACTCTTTGCGCCCGGTGTACCACTGGTGCTTGCCTTTCTTTTTCCAACCATAAAGGCACGGCTCGTGCTGCCACTGGTACGGGGAGCGTCCCAGCACCAGGGACTGCTTTTTCCAGATACAGCAGCCGGAGAGGTAGAACCCGGCAGCATCAAAGGCTTTTCGGAAATTCAGTCCCTCGGTATCGGCGTGGAACACATAGATGGACGCATCGTCCGCCATGACCTTCTCCATATTGGAAAAGGCATCGAAGAGAAAGTCGAAAAACTTCTCCGATGCCATGTTGTCGTTTTTGATTTTTCCGGCGCTGCCTTCGTAATTTACATTGTAGGGCGGGTCGGTAATGACGAGGTTCGCCTTGCGACCGTCCATAAGGGCGGTGTAGGTTTCCTCTTTTGTACTGTCGCCGCAGATGAGCCGGTGCCGTCCCAGCGTCCAGATGTCGCCGGATTTTGAGAAGGTTGGTTTTTGCAGTTCGGCATCCACATCGAAATCGTCCTCCTGGATGTCCTTGCTGTCATCAAACAGCTTTGAAAGTTCTTTTTCATCAAAACCGGTGAGGAGCGGGTCGAAGTCCGCTGCCTGCAAGGATTCGATCTCCACACGCAGGAGTTCTTCGTCCCAGCCTGCGTCCATCGCCATACGATTATCGGCAATGATGTAGGCTTTTTTCTGCGCTTCGGTGAGGTGGTCGGCAAAGACACACGGCACCTCAGAGATGCCTTCCTCCTTAGCGGCAAGAATGCGACCGTGACCGGCAATTACACCATAGTCACGGTCGATGATAACGGGATTGATAAAGCCGAACTCACGGAGTGAGGAGCGGAGCTTATTGATCTGCTCCGGGCTGTGGGTCCGGGCGTTATTGACATACGGCACCAGCTTTGTAATGGGGACTAGCTGCATTTCGGTCGTTGTTTTCATCAGACCAGCCCCCATTCCGCAAACTTCTCGAAGCCACCGACCGAGCGGATGTAGTTCCGGGCAATCTCCACAATCTCAGCATAGAGTCTGCCATCCACGGTATCGTCCCCAATAGCGCAGCAGAGCGTTACGGGCTTGCCGGTTTCCTGGGCTTTGAGGAAAGCGTAGATGTTCACGGACACATCCGCCTTGGACAGATCCTTGCCGTGCAGACCGCCGCCTGTCACCGAGTCGGCCATATCCGAGCCGAGCTTGCGGTTGGTAGCGCCGGTGTCCACATCGGTACCGCCCGTCCAGTTGCCGAGCGGGTTGATCTCCGCATCGGGATAGCTCTCTCGCAGCGCACCTGAAGGTGCATTGCTCTGACAGAGGATGAGCCGGTCGCCGTCCAGAATGTACTTCCCGTCAAAGGGATACACGGAGAAAATATCCCGTGCGATCTGCGAGAGCTTTTTCTGTTCCCTGGTCACGGGCATTCCCTTAAAGATGCCGTTATCTCCGCAGCGGACGCCGTCTGCCTGGTTATTGGCGAGGTGACCGTCCTGCGGCACTTCCGCATAGTCAACATCAAGGTTCCCGGCAATGCGGTGAACGACGGCGGTGACTTCCACCAGCGGAATACTCACCGAAGTCTCCGCAATGATGTGGCACACGCCGTGACCGATGAGGACTTCCGCGGCAATGCGCGGATTCGCTTCTTTTCTGTATGCCAGGTCGACAAGCGCACCGGCGATTCTGTCCGCCACCTTGTCCGGGTGGCACGGATTTACTTTTTCAAACATGGTGTTACCCCTTTCTCGCACGGAGCAGGCGCTCCATAAGGTCATCCTGCGGCGTAGATTCGCCGTATTCCGTGCTGCAGTTTTCTTTCACGATTTGGAAGATTTCATTCCAGAGCCGAACCGCCTGGTTCATGTAGTTGATGCCGATGTTGATAAACGGGGACGGGATCGGCTTTCCCGTGGTAGGGTGTTTGGAGAGGAAGCCCATACGGTTGGTCATTTCCTCGCACTGCACCCACCGGGCAGAACACATGGCGTATCGCTCCAAGAGCTGCGGCGACACCTTTGCGGCGCAGCCGATACCTTTGAGCCACTGCCAAGTTTCTGTGTAAATTTCCTGTGCCTGCAGGACGCTGCCGTCCCGCTGCTCGGCAGAAAGAAAATCATGGGGCTTCGGCATGGCAACACCCTCGACTTCGGGAATGTCCAGCACTTCAAGTTTTCTGCCGCCGGGATTCCCGTTTTCGGCTTTGTCCTTGACTGCGGATTTCTTTCTTCCCGCACCGGGTCTTGCACCGCCGCGCCCGCCTGTGTTATTCGATTTTGTGGGCATCTGTGACCTCCTTTCCAGCGGCAGACAAGGATCTGCCTTTAATTACCCTTTTGATTTCGCCTTTTTCGCGCACGTGACCCCGGGCCGTTGCCCGACCGAAAAGGTCCCGGAGATTTTCATCCCCCTACCGGTCGCCGAGGTCGTGGTGGATCTTGGTGTGGCAGGATTGACAGAGACTCATAAGGTTGTCCCTCGCGTGAGTGCCGCCTTTGGAAACGGGCAGGATGTGATGAACTTCCTGTACCGGAGTCAGCCGACCTTCCTTGAGACACATCTCACAGAGGGGATGCTCCGCCGCATAGCGGTCACGGATGCGTTTCCACGCTCTGCCGTACTTGCGGTTGACATCGGAGCTACGCTCGTATTTGTCGTACTTGCGGCGTTCCTCCACACGGTGCTGTTCACAAAACTGTCCTTCACAGAGGTTGGGGCAGCCGGGATGAGAGCAGGGTCTGAGTGGTCGCTTGGGCATTTGCTCACCTCCTTTGGGCATAAGAAAAGCCCCACGGGATTGCTCCCATGAGGCTCATTCCATATTTTCTTCGCATTATAATGATATCATAAAGCGAGGATGTATTATAGTGGCTTTTAGTGGCTTGTTTCGTCGGAATCAAGGATTTTCTGCACTTCATCCAGGGCTTTGTCGTGCAGACGGAAGACCCAGCGGCGGTTGTGGTACAGGCTCACGGTGATTTCTTCCCATGTTTCGCCGCACAGATACCGCTTCTCCAAGAGAATGCGGAACTTCACATCATCGACCTTGCCGATAACATCCACGATGTCCTTCTTGATTTGTACCAACCGGTCCATGTCCGCAGCGATCTCATTTTGCAGGTCGATGATTTTGCACACGGCATCTGCCATCGTAGAGCCGCCGTGATTGGGATTTCTCGGCATACCCGTCAGTGTGGCGGTGCATTTGGTGGCAAGCTCGTTTAGGGACTGTATCTGCTCGGACTTGCTCTTGATGCGCTGATCCAAGAGATATGCCTGGTTCAAAAATTCCTTTGCCGTCATGCCGCCACCTCCTTGCACACCATGCGGCGAACACCTGTCATGAGATATTCGGCATCAAGGTCGGTCAGCATTCCATACCAACCGGAACGGAAAAATCGCTCCAGGCTTTTCACCTCGGCGGCATAATCCTCACTGTTCGGAAAGCGATAGTGCCGCTTGAGGGCTTTTTTGTAGTCTTTTACGGCCAGTTCTACAATGGCGTTGGCTAATGCCTGATAAGGGTTCATATTCGTACCTCCGATATTTTGTGATCCTCGGATTGGCACGGATTTTCATAGATTGTCTCAGATTTTCAAGTCCGCTTTTACGGCGTCGATAAGAGCCGTCTGCGTATGCTCCTTTTGGGAGAGGGCTTTCATGATGCGCTCGTCAATGGTGTTCTTTGTTACGATGTGCTGAACTACCATGGTTTTGGCTGTCTGTCCCTGCCGCCATAGGCGAGCCACGGTCTGCTGATACAGTTCCAATGACCATGTAAGACCGAACCATACAAGCGTGGAGCCACCGGACTGAAGGTTCAGACCGTGCCCCGCGGATGCGGGGTGAATCAGTGCAACGGGGATCTCGCCAGCGTTCCATCTGCGGATACTGTCGGAAGTGTCCAGTCGGGAAAACGGAATATGCAGTTTCTTCATCCGCTCGGATATGCGGGTGAGGTCGTGTTTGAACCAGTAAGCCACCAGAACCGGCTTTCCGTTCGCAGATTCGATGATGTCTTCCAAAGCATCGAGTTTTCGGTCATGGATTTGAATGACCTCACCGCTATCATCATAAATCGCGCCGTTTGCCATCTGCGACAGTTTGCCGGAGAGAGATGCGGCATTGGCGGCGGTGATTTCGACATCTCCGAGAGACAGCACCAGCTCCTGCTTCAAATCGGTGTATTTCTGCTTCTCCTCATCGGAAAGACGGACAGTATATTCGCTGCTGACCAGTTCCGGCATTTTCAGATGGTCGGTTGCTTTCATGGAGATGGTGATGTCGGATATCTGCTTGTAAATGGCGTCCTCCGCATACGGCAGCGGCTTGTAGCTGTAGATGATTTGCCCGTTACGCTTGTCTGGCTGAAAGTAGTCGGTGCGGTATTTGGTGATGAATCGCCCCAGCCGCTGACCCATGTCCAGAATGCGGAACTCTGCCCACAGATCCATCAGCCCGTTGGAAGCGGGAGTGCCAGTCAGCCCTACGATGCGGTTGACCTTGGGTCTGGCTTTCAGCATCGCCTTGAACCGCTTTGTGTTGTGGTTCTTGAAAGAGGACAGTTCGTCTATCACGATCATGTCAAAGGTGAACGGGATGCCGCTTTCCTCAACAAGCCACTGGACATTTTCTCGGTTGATGATGTAAATGTCAGCGGGTCTCATAAATGCTGTGCGGCGTTCAGTTTCGGAGCCGACAGCCACGGAGCAGATGAGGTTCTGCAGGTGATCCCACTTATCGACTTCCGCTGTCCATGTGTCCCGTGCCACTCGCAGCGGTGCGATGACCAAGACCCGATGCACCTCGAAACTGTCAAACAGCAGGTTGTTGATTGCCGTGAGGGTGATGCTCGTTTTCCCAAGTCCCATATCCAAAAATACGGTGGCGATGGGATGCGTTTCGATGTAATCCACGGCATAGGTCTGGTAATCATGTGGACTGTATTTCATCAAGGATACCTCCAATCTGTTCTTCGGCATCCAGGACATATACCGGGAAACCAAGTCTGCGCAGTAATTTGTGCCGCGAAAGCTGAAGTGGGCGGGGCTTTTCGCCGGGAGCCTTTACTTCCACAAAGGCAAAATGGCAACCAGGCAGAAGAACGATTCGGTCGGGCATCCCATCATATCCGGGAGACACGAACTTCGGACAGATGCCACCCCGCTTCTTAACCATCAGCATTAATTTTCGCTCGATCGTTTTTTCTCTCATATTGTTTTCTCCTGTTTGGATTTATGGTCTGGGTTAACCTCGTTGAAGGTCATTTACAAGACTTTTTCTTATGGATTTTTATAAAAATTCCCCCTAAGAGATTTTTTGTATTTGACCTTAATCGAGGTTAACCCCATGGCCTGTCAGTTGAGGAAATCCTCACTGTCTGCGTCATCCGATTTCAGCCGCACACCCTTTATAAAGCGCTTGTTTTTTATCTTGATACGGTCAAAACCCGCACCCTCAAGAGCAGTATAGAAGTCAGCGGTGCTGCGGACATACTCGTTGGTATCCACGCAATAGTTGCGGTATGCCTGGTACAGAGCATTGGAACTCTCTCTGTAGCTATTGCTGACCTCGCACCTCTCATCGAGAAAATTACCGAACCAGTCGTTTTGTGCGCGGTAGTCATCAATAGCTCTCTGCACGGTAGCCGGAACCGGAAATTTGTAGTCCAGGTCAATGACCTTTTTTGCTCCTTCAATGACCCAGGCAAGAATGCTTTCTCCGGCATTCTGATACAGGTAGTCGCCGTAGTTTTTGATATCACTCTTGCCTTCAATCTTGGCATTGAACGGGATAACGATCAGGCGGCGCCAGGTGCCGTCATCGGATGCACTGACCTTCGGCAGATGGTTTGTGTACAACACCAGACTGTGGCTGGGCGAAAAGCTGAAGGGGTCTTTGTACTTCTTTTCCGCAAAGATATCGTCCACGGAGCAGAGTTGTTTCACAGTGGAATCATTCAGCCGAGCGCCTTCCTGCATTTCTGCTGCGATGAGCAGACGCTTGCCCTTGACCTCAGCCCTCTCCGGTTTTACATTGCGGCGGCATCCGAAAGTCAGCGTGTCGGCAGAGATGTTGCCACTGTACAGACCCAGGACACGAGACACGGAATTCCAGAAGGTGGACTTGCCGTTACGACCGCAGCCGTATGCAATAATGAGGGCTTCGACTTCGACCTTGCCAACGGCGGCGAGACCACAGATCATCTGCACATAGTCGATGAGTTCCCGGTCACCACAGAAAATGGTATTCAGGCAGTCGAGCCATATCTGTTTGCCCCGATCGCTGGGAGAAACGGTAGTGGTCTTGGTGATGAAGTCCTCTGGCGAATGTTCCCGTGCGCCCGCCATACCGAGGCGGAGGTCATAGGTGGCATCCGGGGTACAGAGCAAGTAAGGGTTAGCGTCCAGATCCTGCGGGGTGATCTCCAACATGGGACGGGATTCTTTCAGCGTGGCAGTGATATTCTTGGATGCGCGGCGCTGAATGACATAGGACTGATATGCCTTTGCGGCGAGTAAGGCTTTATAGGCTTCCATCTGCTCATCGCTCATCATGCCCTCGGCCTTGGCCTTACTATTGTTGTCCAGAATGTCCTGTGCGCCGCAAGCCTTGAGGGCGGCAAGAGCGGAAAGCATATCCGCAGATGCTTCTTTCAGCTGACGGCGGGTCAGTTCGTGTGCCACCGCCTGTGCGCCGGGTTCGGTTTCCTGCCAGTAACGACCGTTGTAACGGATGTAGTGGGTTGCCGGAGAATAACGCAACTCCCCGGAAAAGTGCTTTGCCAGCACCTCGGCCTGTCCGACATCGGAGAAATCGTCCGGCTTATAGGAGGTGTCATCGTTATACAGTTCGGGAGGAACATATCCGTCCTGCTGCTGAACCCTGGCGTAGAATTTCTGGGCGCTGCGCCAGATGGTCATCAGTTCTTGCTGTTCCAGCGGAGGGGTGCATTTATCCGCTTCTTCCATAAAGCAGTTGAATGCTTCTTCGTTGTCTCCGTATTTCTTGATGACACGACCGGCAAAGCGGGACATGGTAGCGTTGCGGCTGCCTTCGGGGATAACCTGCGTGCCGCCGTAGGAACCATCAGACATACCCGCATCAAAATCCTCTGCGGACAGATACTCACTGAGAGTCATATCGCCGGAGAAAATCTCCACCTTGGGTTCCGCCGTGCCGAAAAAGAAACGGGCGGCATCCAGAGCCTTGGTGTCAAAGTACGGGAAGATGGTATTGACCAGTTTCTTCATTTCGCTGTACGCTTCCGGGTCGGTCATGCACTCAATGGGAAACAGCACATGGAACTTGGGACGAGCGGGTTTGCCGTTTTTCTCACGCATATGAAAGCGGCTGTAGTGAACGGCAACGGTGATGCCGGGGAATGCCGCCCGGACATCAGCCGGAGTGACCCAATCGGCAGGATTCTCTGAGTGGTCATTGTCACAGTCCACGGGGAGACAGTCCGAGCCGAGGAAGTTTTCTCCGTTGCGGTAATGGTTCATATATTCGGCGCACACATAGTCACGGCTGACGGCGGCAGCAAGATCCACAGCATCCCTCACTTCCGTTTTGTGCGGATAGGAGCAGTTGCTGGGTGCGTTGATAAAATCTGCACTGTAAAGTGTGAACATGGTTTATACCTCCTCGCAAGTATTGGTGAAGTAGCGCAAGCGGTAATTCTTCCACTTGGCTCTGCGGATTTCTGCGTCCATGCCGGCGGAGATGCGGTCACCAAAGACCCACACCTCGCTGCACTTGCTCATCAGGGCATTTCCGAAGAACAGCCCCAACTGACGCTCTTTCGGATTGTTGTCATTCAGAAACTGCGGAAACAGCAAGTGGGGTGCTACAGGGATGTACCCCTTGTCCACGGCGAAGCGGCTGTACTTTCGAGCATTTTCTATATTTTCCGACACATTGTCGGCATATGGTGAGCAGATGTAAACGATGGGACGGAAGGCACGGAGCGCCCGTTCTTCCTTTTCTACGGCAGTCATTGCCTCATAAGCGGTGGGGTCGTAATAACCCTCGCTGTTGAACTTGTTTATACTCATGGGATTTACCTCGTTAATCTTTCTTATAAAAATCGGTCTCATAGCCATCGGCACGAAGCTGTAAGCCTTTCGCCCAGGGAGGAGTTCTGCCCATCTGGTCGCATACTGCCTGCAAGGACATACGGCGGTCGGCTTCGATGACCACTTCATCGTGGATGTGCATCACAATGGAACAGCAGCGGAGCGTATTCATGGCATAGCAGAGGATGTCCCTTGCCGTTGCCTGCACAATGTTCTCCACGAACTTGGGACCGTAACTATCCAGCCGTTCCCACTTCTTTGTGCCACCGACACCTTCATAAGTGATACAGTCGCCGCCGAATTTGTTTGTGCCGATCTTGGGTTTTACATAGGCAAGCCGTCTGCCAGACGGAAGCGTGATAAAGAGCATCCCGTTCTTGCATGAGAACTCGATGCCGTAGGTCTCGTTGGTGTGCTTGAATCGAACAGCTTCCATAACGGCACGGTCGACCGCCCACCAAAACTGCACAATTTTCGGATTTGCCTGCCGCCATGCGTCCACAAGGGGCGGCAGTTCGTCTTCGGTCAGCCCCATGTCGAGCGCACCCATCGCTTTGAGAGCACCAACGGAGCCGCCATAGCCGAGAGCCAGTTCCGCGATTTTGCCTTTCTGCCGAAGGTGTCCGTTGATGCCGTGCTTTTCCACAGGAACACCAAACATCTGAGACGCAGACGCACAGTAGATGTCCTTTCCATCGGCAAAGACCTTCTGCCGCCAGGTTTCTCCGGCAAGCCACGCAATGACACGGGCTTCAATTGCCGAAAAGTCTGCCACGATGAATTTGCGGTCGCCCTGGGGAACGAATGCGGTGCGGATCAGCTGAGAAAGCGTATCCAGCACATCTTCGTAGAGCATTTTCACACCCTCAAAGTCGCCACAGCGGACAAGGCCACGGGCTTCTGCCAGATCCTCCAAGTGGTTCTGGGGCAGATTTTGCATCTGAATGATGCGGCCTGCCCATCGGCCTGTGCGGTTGGCACCGTAAAACTGGAACATACCTCTGGCACGGCCATCGGTGCAAACCGCAGTCTCCATTGCCTGGTACTTCTTTACAGAGGACTTGGCAAGCTGCTGACGGAGAGCCAGAACCTTCTGCAATTCTGGCGGTGCAGTTTTCAGCATTTCCGCCACAGCTTTTTTGCCGAGGGTATCGGTTTCCATGCCGTTGCCCGAAAGCCACTGCTTCATCTGCTGCACGGAGTTGGGATTCTCCAGAGCGGTCAAATCTTTCATTACCTGGGTCAGTTCGGAGCGAGATCGACCGTCCATTTGAATGGCCTGCCGCACCAGTTCCATATCCAGCGCAACACCGCGGTCGTTAATTTCCTGGTCGATGTGGTATTCGTCCCACACACTGTCCGGCACAGGATGCTTGGACAGGCGCGCCTGAATGGACATTTCGGTCTCCACATCGCGGATGTTGTACTTTTTGAAAGCCAGCCACTTATCCGGGGCGTGTGCCGGAAGGTTGCGGGTACGCTGTCCGTTGGTTTTGGTCGGCGCACAGGGCTGACAGAAATATTTGATGAGTTCTTTGCCCTCGGTCAGCTTCTGCTTTTCAAGTCCAAGAACCGAGCCGACACCTTCCAGAGAAAGTGGCAGACCCATCGTGGCAGCCCAGACCATAGAACACTTCCATGCGTCCGGTTTAAGGTAATCCCCGGTCGGTAGCCCAAGAAAGCGTGACAGACAAATGCGTTCAAAGTTTGCGTTGAATGCCCACTTGATTACGAAATCGTCTGTCAGCGCCGATATGACCTCGGCGGGGATCTGTTCTCCGCAGGCGAGGTCGACCAGTTGCACGGGATCACCATCTACACTGTAGGAAAACAGCAAAATTTCAAATACGGGAGACTCTACATAGCGATAGACGCCGGTTTTCGCAAGCGGCTGATCGCTGTAGGTCTCAATGTCGATTGAGAGAGTTTTCATATTTACAGGTCCTTTCGCTTACCCCAACAGGGCGGCAGATTGCTCCGCCGCCCACGGGGTAGTGCGTTTTACTCGTGCAGATTTTTCATGCGGGCTTCGTGGTATTCCACTTCACGAAGGGCGCGCTCTTTTTCAAACTGCTGCTTTTCGGCATCCCAGGCATCATTTCTTTTCTTGCGTTCGTGGTCATCAATGGCATCAATGACCGAGCGAACGATCCAAAAGACCGCCAGCAACAGATACAGGCTGAGAAGCAGGATGCAAAGAATCGTAGTCAGTTCCATATTCGGTTACCTCCTTAAGCCAGAAAGTCATCATCGTCGTCGGTCGCAAAGTCGGCCTCTGCGCTTGCCTTGCCGCCGAGCGGCTCTCCTGTACTGATGAGCTGCAGATTGTTCAATCCGCAGGCGATGCCCTTGTTGCCGTTGCTGTTAAAGGCATACAGGTTGATGCTGGCGCGACCATACACACCGGAGTAAACTTCGGAGCGGGTCAGTACAGGGTTGCGGTCAGCGTCCACGATGCCGGGAGCGGTAGCGGAGTTGGCGTTAATGAAATAGGAATTGGCATAAGCCGGATCGTCGGGGCGCTCGATATCGCCGTCGCGGAGCGGGGTTTTGATGGCAGCAAGGGACGGTACGCTCTTGCCGTTGCCCTTCAGCTTAGCCTGTCCTTCCTGGTAGGCCGCCTCGATAGCCGCCTTGATCTTTGCAATTGTCTTGGTGTCGGACTTGGGGATGATGAGGCTGACACTGTATTTCGGCGTGCCGCCGTTGATGGACTTCGGCTCCCAGACATTGGCGTAAGACCAACGGGTGTCGGGACCGGTGATGACCTTCATAGGGTTGTTGACTCTGGTTGTGTTGGTAGACATATTAAAATTCCTCCATAAAATCTGATTTTGCGGTGTTCATTGCCGGACGTTTATCGCTCTCCGGCACGAGCGTCGGTTTGCCTTGCGGCTTTTCAATGTAGGGAGCGAGAAGCTCCTCAAAGCGGGATTTGCCGAGCATCTTCTGCATTGCAGTGATACCGAGGACTTTGCGCTCATAGGGGTCAAAGCCTGCGCTTTCAACAGCGGCGGCAACAGCGGCATCGTTGGTGTACTTACGGTTGGAACGGCCTTCGACCAGTTTCCACCCGCTCCATACCTTGCCGCTGACAGCCTGCTGCAGAGCGTATTCCTTCACATCGGTTGCCCAAGCGGTCAATGCATCGACTTTGCCGAGAATGTCGGCGATCTCCTCATCGTCAAGGAGCGCCGGTTCCTCAAAGTCGTACCGTGCAAGGGTGAGGTTGGCTTCGGCGCGTTCTCTACACTCAGCTTTCGCTTTGCAGAAGCGGCACCATTCGCCGCAGGAGAAATTGCCCTGACCCTCGTAGGCAAGCTGTGCTTTCTGCGTCAGTTCGTTATCTGCCCATTCCAGAAGCTCGTCCTTTGCCATCTCGTACACGCTGACATTGGACTTTCGGGGTTGGAAGATAGTCATACGGACAGTGTCGATATCATAGATGCCGTCGAAGATTTCCAAAGAACCCAGGGCATACAGCATCATCTGCGGATTCTGCTCTGCGCTGACCTCGACGCCTTTGCCATGTTTGTAATCGCAGATATTCATGACACCATCGGCGATGAGGATGCAGTCGGCTGTGCCGAATCCCTCCTGAACCCAACGGGAAAAGTCTACCCTCTGTTCAATCATGACCACTGGGTCAGAGCAGGTCTGCTTTGCGGTTTCCAAAAGCTCCACCACATAGGCGGCATATCCAGCGGCGCACTCTTCCATTTCCTCGTTGTACCAGGAAAGGTTCTCGATTGGATTCTCAGCCAGAATGCCAAGCGCCTGCTTGAGCCGGGCTTCTGCTAACGCATGAGCATCAGTACCCTCGGCGGCATAGTCGCTGCCTTTATCCTCGTAGGCTTCGCACAGCCTTGCGGAGGGAGGGCAGTTCAGCCACCGCTCGGAAGATGATGCCGAGAGAACAGCGTGTCTTTTAGGTGGCATCGGTCAGCACCTCCGCATCGGCAAGCAGCGCCTTGTAGTGGACGGGATCAATGCCGGATAGTTTTGCTGCGCCGTACTTCTGGAGCAGAGCGCGGATCTCGGCGGTGTGCCCCTTGCGGGACTTGTCCGCGAGAACTGCTCGGACTTGTTCCAAAGTCAGCCGGGGTTCGGCAGGGACGGCAGCGTCAGGGGCTTCATCGGCCGTGTTGCTGAACATCTCTGCCAGGGTGTTGGCCACTTCATTAATAGTGGTTGCGGCGCTGCGCAGGTCTTTGATTGCCAGTTCCAATTCGCTGATTCTGCCCATTAACGTTGCCTCCTTCCTTGATTTGCTTCTGCTTGAGTGAGCGGTTGATGCTTTTTGCCAGGTTTGCTGCGACGATGATAAAGTCCAGAAGGATATCAACCAGTTCCTCGTCGGGGTTCATCGTCTTGTTTTCGGACTCGTGCATTCTTTGTCACCTCCCGTAATCGGCGGTATCGTTTTGCCTCTTACACTTGCCACCGGACACGGGATCGCCGTTTGGTCCCCAAATCAGCGATAATTTTTTAGAGAATTTTTCAAATGGCTCAAAACCTTATCCCTGCGGTACATATAGGCTTTTCGGGAGATGTTCAATGACGCCGCTGCGGCACGCTCGGAGAGGTCTGCCATGACGGTTTTGCAAATTGCCAGCTCCTCCGGTGCGAGGGTTGATAGAAGAAGGTGCAGCGCATCGAACAACTCGGTTTCCTCGGCTTTCACATCGACCTCTGCAAATACATCTGGTATATCGTCAAGCCAGGGCCTTTCATCACCATCATCGTTTGTAGTGGTGTAATCTAAGGAGAGGGTGTCTCCGGCTCTGCTGAAGGGACAAGTTGCGCAGTCCATGTCGCAGTCCAGTCTCTTCGTGGCAGGGCACACGCAGCGCCTGTGACGCTGTTGCTTCTTACGGAAGGCGTCAATGTCGCGGTAGTAGTCGTGAAACTCCTGTTCTGTGCAGGGGATGCGCTCACGGGTGGAACGCAGATAGATGTAGTGCTGGTTGTCATTCTTTTGCATTGCTTGTCCTTTCCCGCTTTGGGAAGGGAGGCGGCAGATACAACAAAAGCCGGTGCATCAGATGACACACCGGCTTCGTACACTCATGAGAAGGCATGACAAATCAACGGTGGTACATCGGATGGCTGACGGAGAATCCGTCCCAGGTTCCGTATGTATCCACCGCTTCGTTAATGGCCACTCACAAAGCGGAGTAAAACTTATTTCGAAGGAGCTACCCTCGATGGTGATATTTTACTCCAAGATTTTAAATAAGAAAATTTCCATAAAAATCCCCCTTACTCTGATGTATAGAATAAGGGGTTATATGTTGTAATATCTTTATTTTTATGCTATAATTTATAGAACACAAATGAAACAGATGGTTGCGAACAGATTGAAGTAAAGGATTATCTCATTTTATGAGAAAGGGCAGCGGCCTTTGATGCCGCTTTGGGTAGAATTATGGCAAAAAAATTATCCGAAATTTTGATGAGCAGCTTCTTTGACTGCGAAAATTTGGCTTGTGACTGCCAGAAAGATATTGTCAATGTTGCTCCTGGAGCAGATCCACAAACAACACTCAAAATTTGTGGAAATGTGCATCAGCCACTGAGGTTTTCCTATATGCCACAAAAGGGGTTGAACCTTTCAGGTAAAGCCGGAGGTGTTATCCAGGCGAATGTGCTGGGAAAGTTGCTGGCCATCAAAGATGGGGACATTGATTCCCATATCCGGTTTTTTCAGCAATTTGGTTTTCTGATTCCTATCAGCACAGAAGATTATGAAGCTGTTGAGGCTACCCAGATAATGGAGTTCATAAATCGCATAAAAGCAACAGTCAAGCTGATGAATGCCATTGCTGGACAGATAAATTATAAAAATATCGTTATTATAGCAACATACCTGCTGTTTTCCGAACCTATTGAAATTGAGCTATCAACCGGGAACCTTACCTCTTGCCCTCATCGCTTCACACAGTATCTCCGTGAATACAATAGCTTCCCAGATATGAATCGCAATCAAGAAGTATTTAACACGGGAATGTTCTCCGTGGATGATGTCCTTTTGGGTGAGAAAAACACTGTCGATATTTCATTTTTCAATGCTGTGAGGAGCGGTTCTGGACTGTCGACCATACCTGGTAGCAATAGTCAGTTATTTAAGCATTTGGTGGCAATGTACACGGGACTGAATGATGCCGACACTGATCTCAGGCTGCTTGTTGATTTCTTCTATCATTATCAACTTCAGCGTGGTATTATTAAAGAGGCATCACATAAAAGACTGAGCTACTATTCTCGGAATGATGATTTTGAATTCTCGGAGGAAATGAAATCTGCGTTGGTTCGTATTGCAAAGATTGTGGTAAGTGTAGAAATCAATCATTATATTTCCACCATTCGTCCGACTATTGACTCTAAAACACTTGAGCCGGAGTGGAGACTTAATAGTCTGTTAGAGGCAATTTACTTCTCCATTTTCTATATGAAGCCTGGCATTGAAATATATAAGGAGTGCCAAAACCCAAGCTGTAAGCGTGAAGTATACTTCCTGGTCAATGCAACTGCGACCAACAAGAAATATTGCTGTCCTGCGTGTGCAAACGCAGCGGCGCAGCGGAGATCCCGTGAGAGAAAAATGAACAAATATAGAAAGACCGTCATCCAATAGCAAATCCGCTATTGGATGACGGTCATAGTTTTATCTTATGCGTGGTGCGGAAACAATACCCTTGGAGAGAACTTGCTCAATACATTCTGCCAGTTCTTTCTTTTGCTGTTCCGGGGTTCCGATATAGTTGTACATGAGGTATCGTGTGTCCATGACAATCCCTTGAATGCGTTCATAGTTCTTCATTTTCGGATTGTTAGGGTCATATCGCCAATCACCGACAGCTTCGCCAACGTTACCGACGGCATTAGTAATTCCAAAAAGGTTGTCTGCTTGGTTAAACGGCATAATAAAACAGTTGAATAATCTCTCGTCAGGAATGCTATGTGCCCGCTCTATGTACTCACCATATGTAATCTGTTTGTTTATATCAGTACCGTTTGGAAGGTGATCCGCATTGCCAGTCCAGCCATAGCGATAGCACTTGGCATCGAGCACATAGTAATGGCCGCCATAAATCATGACGGAGTCAGGGTAGAGCGGAGTTTTTTCTCGATCCATCCCGTATTGGAGTAGCCACCTTGTTCGAGGGAAGTAACGTTCTTTGTCTTCAATGCCAAAAGCTTTGTCAATCATTTTCTCCCACACAACCTCAAAATGATCAGTACCGAAGAAGTATTGCGTGTCCGCACTGTGCCTATCCATATATTCAAGCATAGAACGCATTGCTCCGAACAATTTTTGCTCATTATCATTGTTTGTGGTGCTAAGTTTTTTAGTCAGAATAGCAATTGAAGCTTTTATAGTTGGATGGTTTCCGGGCTGTTCTGGCATGAATGGCACATACAGCCACCCCATTTTTTCAAAGGCCTCATAGACGCAATATCTATGGATTTGGGTAATTTCTTTGTTGATGTTTGGTGTTGATGACCGCACAGTCATACTGGTAAAAATCAGCGATCCATTCTTTTGAACCAAAGGACGTTGCTCTCGGATTGTTCTTGCCCAAGATGTCCGCCCCTTAGTATCTGTTTTGTAAATTGGATCTGTCTCTGTATAATAGCGAGCATTATGAAGAAAATCACGTATGACAGTCAGATATGCGTGGATTGGAAAATCCACTGTCTGTGGAGCTTCAAATTTTGATGCCTCAATTACACGGTCTTCCTTCATAAAAGCAGCCAAAACACCGAAAAGGTTGTTGATATCAACACGCAGGTCATCATCATTATCTGGCAATTGATATCCGATAGGAAAGTATATGACGGCATCATCGGTATCTGCTTTTACACCAACAAAGCAATCGCCGTCTTCATTAGTATTTACATGACACCGTTGACGTAGATTTTCAGTCAAGTTCAT